CCGACGGGCGACCCGGGAGCGGCCAGCGCGACGGGCGACCAGGGAGCGGCCAGCGCGACGGGCGTCCGTGGAGCGGCCAGCGCGACGGGCGACCAGGGAGCGGCCAGCGCGACGGGCGTCCGTGGAGCGGCCAGCGCGACGGGCTACCGGGGAGCGGCCAGCGCGACGGGCGACCAGGGAGCGGCCAGCGCGACGGGCGACCAGGGAGCGGCCAGCGCGACGGGCTACCAGGGAGCGGCCAGCGCGACGGGCGACCGGGGAGCGGCCAGCGCGACGGGCGTCCAGGGAGCGGCCATGGCCTGCGGATATGCGGGCCGGGTCTCGGGCGCCGATGGCAATGCCCTCTTTCTCACCGAGCGTGACGACGACGGCAACATCATCGCCGTGTGGGCCGGCATCGTCGGTCGCGACAGCATCAAGGCCGGCGTCTGGTATGTGCTCCAAGGCGGCAAGCCGACGGAGGTTCTGGCATGACCCTGCCCGCCGGAATTCATCACGCTGTCCCCGATGCGACCTACCGCAACGAGCCCGGATCGGTCCCCGCGCTATCTCAGTCGATCGCGAAAATACTCCTCGCCAAGTCGCCCGCGCATGCCTGGCTGGCTCACCCTCGGCTCAACCCCGCGTGGGAGCCCGACGACGACATAAAGTTCGACGTCGGCAACGTCGTCCACAAGCTCATGCTCGGCCGCGGGCGCGAGATAGTCGTGATCGACGCGGACGACTGGCGCACCAAAGACGCGCGCGCGGCTCGAGACGCCGCCCTGGCGGAACACAAACTCGCCGTCCTGCCGCACGCGATGGAACGCGCCGAGGCGATGGTGGAGGCGGCCCGCTCACAGTTGCGAGCGCGCGGATACGCGACGGACTGGGAGCCGGCGAAGGACTGCGGCGAGGTCGTTGTCCGCGCTCAAGCCGAGGCAGGTCACTGGCTGACGGCGATGATCGACTGGCTGCCGTCGACCACGCGCATCTGGGACTGGAAAACCTCCGCCATGTCGGTGCACCCGGACAACCTCGGGCGGCTGATGGCGTCAGGCGACTGGCCGCTGCAGGCCGCGATGCACGAGCGTATTTTGAACATCCTCGATCCGGGCAATATCGGCCGGCGCGAGCATCGGTTCGTGGCGCAGGAGATCACCCCGCCATACGCGCTGAGTGTCGTGCGGATGACCGAGGCACACATGACGGTCGGCCGGGTGCAGGTGGCGCGCGCCGAGGCGATATGGGCGCGGTGCATGGCGACCGATACGTGGCCGCCTTATCCGGTCGAGGATCAGTTGCCGGAATATCCGGCATGGGCATTGGCGAGAGCGATGGAGGAACCGAGTGACACTGACTGAAGGCACAACACCTGCGCGCGAGATCGTGACGCCCGATCGCGTGATCCGGCCCGGCTACGGCGAGCTGGTCATGCGCGACGTGGCGCAGGCCCACGGCACGACGGTTGCCGAACTGCGGTCCCGCCACAAGCCGGCGCGTCTGGTGCGCGCCAGGATCGACGCGGCTCGCCGGCTGACGGACTTGGGCTACACCCGCACGCTTGTCGGCCGGATCATGCGGCGCGATCACACGACGATATCGTGGTATCTCGGCGCTTGCCCGAACAAGCGGCAGCCGTTGGCGAAGAGGGGAGTGGAGATATGAGCAAGTTTTGCGTCGGCGACGAGATCGAACTGCGGGTGAGAGTGAAAAGCGTTGCCGGCGATGATGCTTATCGCGCTTATGTCGTCAGGGACGGAGAGACTGTCGGCGGATATATAGTGCTGTCCGAAGGCGCTCTTTCCGCCGGCCGCCTCATCCCCCGCCCGATCAAGGTGGGGGACAGGGTGAGGGTGAAGGGGACGAGTAGAGGGCCGCTCACGGTTATAGCGATCGATGGAGCGGATGCTTGGCTCAAGTTCCCCGATGGCAGCTACTGGACAGTTAGCTTTGTGCATCTGGAGCCCGCCAATGACTGACCGCGCAGCCATCATCGAGCGGGCGGCGAGGGCGCTGTGTACCGCCGAGTATGTGAGCCGGCCCGTTCGGCTCGTCGATCTTGAGGGATGGTATCTGCTGGCGGTGGACCACTGGCGTAGCAGGGCCGAAGCCGTCCTCAAAGCCGTCTGCCCCGGCCTGCTCGACGGCACCGCATGGCTGGCTCCGTGGGAGGCGACAGAGGAGATGTACGACGTCGGTTGCGATACGTGTGACAGGGTGTGTGCGAATGGTTGCGGCGTCAATCACATCTTCGCCGCCATGCGCGACGCTCATCTCGCCAAGCCAGGAGACAAGCCATGAACGCCCCCGCCCGCGTATTCAACGCCGTGCCTGCCGTGCGAGAGAGCGTACCGCTGCTTGTCGGACTCACCGGACCATCTGGCGGGGGGAAAACTTTCTCCGCCCTTCGCCTTGCAACCGGAATTCAGACGGTGACGGGAGGCGACATTTACTGCGTCGATACCGAGGCTCGCCGGATGCTGCACTACGCGGACAAATTCAAGTTCCGCCATCTGCAATTCGATGCGCCGTTCGGGTCACTGGATTACCTCGCGGCCATCCGATATTGCTCCGCGCAGGGCGCGAAAGTGATCGTGGTGGACAGCATGTCTCACGAGCATGAGGGGCCCGGCGGATTGCTCGACTATCAGGCGCGCGAGTTCGAGCGGATGGGCAGTCGCGAGTCCGTCAAGATGCTGGCATGGCAAAAGCCCAAGGCAGCACGCCAGGCGCTCCTGAATGGCATTCTGCAAATCCCGGCGAATTTCATCTTTTGTTTCCGCGCGAAAGAGAAGATCAAAATGAGCCGCGCGAGCGGCAAGACGGAGATCATTCCGCAGGGCTTCATGCCGATCGCAGGAGAAGAATTCGTATTCGAGATGACGGTGAATTGCCTTCTTCTCCCGCACGCGAATGGCGTCCCGACGTGGCAGAGTGACGAGCCGGGGGAACGCATGATGATGAAGCTGCCCGAACAATTTCGCGACGTGTTCCGCGAGCCGCGCCCGCTTGACGAGGACATCGGCCGGCAGTTGGCGACATGGGCAGCGGGAGGCGCGACACCAGCCGCTCGGCAGTCGCCTGAAACCGTCGTCGACGAAGCCGCGATCCTTGCCGCCGCGCGAGATGCGGCGCGATCGGGGAAGGACGCGCTCCAGGCTTACTACAAGCCGCTGAGCAAGCTCGCCAAGGCGGCGCTGAAACCGCACTTCGCCGAGTTGACCGCGACCGCGACCGAGGCTGACGCCGTGAGGGCCGAGCCGGTCGCCGTCGAAATCGAGGGAGACGTGATTTGAATGACGCGCCCGCACCCGAAACCGCACCCGCGCCCGCGCCAATACCCGAGGTCGCCGCCCGCGCCGTCGAGGATCTGATGGACGGCATCATCCGCACGTCATGGCTCAACGGCGGCTTGGCGATGCGGTTTCGCGTCATCAAAGCGCTCCTAGCGATGGGAGAGCGCGACCTTGCCGCGACGATCGGGCGGATGGACGTGCCGACGCAGCAGAACTGGAACGACCGCGAGACGGTCATATCGGAGAGGACTGAAGCATGAGACAGCACGGATACAGGGTGACGATCACCGGGTTCATTCCGGTCGACCCGAGGGACATCATGAGCCAGAAGGCGGCGATCGACGCCATCACTGGCGGGCCAGCGGCTGTGATCGCCGCTGCGGCGGACATCACCGTCGAACACAAGCTCACCAGCCGCGCCGTGGACGCGCCGACGCCAGCCCCGGCCACGGATGCTAGGACGGCGAAAAAGTCCGCTTAGGCGGTTGACAGCGGTCCCGTTTAGGCGCATACATATCCAGACGGTTGGCGATGGGCTGGCCGTCTGGATAGACCGGCACGACGCCGGATGGAGGACAGGCCGATGAACACCCAGGAACTGCTCGCCGCCCTGAAGGCAGCGCTTCCCATCGTGCAGAAGGCGGCCGCCGTCGCGCCAACAACCCTCACGCGGCAGCAGAGACAGCGTGAGGCGGCTGAGGTCGCGCGGCGCATCCAGCTTCTTCTCGCAGAGGAGGCACGCTGATGGCTTGCCAAGAGTGCGGTGGCCCGATTGAATGCAAGCGGCCCGACGCGATCTTTTGCTCGCTGCCGTGTCGCCGCGTATTCAATAACCGCCGCATCCAGCGCGGCGGAGAGTTTTACGACCTGATCATGGAAATGCGGTTCGACCGCAAGCGCGCCGACGCGACGAAGGCGTGGTCGCTGCTATGCACGATCGCCGGCCGGTTTCGCGATGAGGACAAGACTGATCGCGCCGGTCGGCGGAGCTGGTCATCGTCGACGCGCATGGGGCGCGTCAATTCGAGGCTTGGGAGGTAGCATGCCGAGAACATCATTCCTGCTCACGCTGGCCGGCATTGCCGCCGTCAGCACACCAGCTGCGGCGCATTACGTCACGCGGTGCGAGGCAATCGCCTGTAGTCGAGACATCAACTTGCTGACCGAGATCATGCGGAACCCGGAGGACGTATGCGCGCCCCAAGCGTTCGCGCGGTTCGTCGACCTGACCCAAGCATGGCAGCCAGGGTTGAGGGCTTTGTGTGCCGCCAGCAGCCCGGTGGATGCGTCATGACCACACGAACGCCAGAGGACATCGCGCGGGAGATCGTGCGCGAGCACATCGACTGGCACCGTAACGGCCAGCCTCGGCCCAAAGGTGGATTTCCGCCCGAGTATTTTGCAGACGAATTGATTGGAGCCCTCACCGCCGCCCTTCGCGCCTATGCCGACGAGAGGCTGGAGGAGGCGGCGAAGAACTGCGCCACTCAGTTCGATGTTCCGCCCGAGTATGAGACGGAACCGATGGTCTGGCACGCCGCATGGGAGACATGCTCGCGGGCGGCTGTGGTCGCTATCCGCGCCCTCAAGTCTCGCCCGCCCAAGTCGGAGGACGCACGGGACGACGACATAGCCGTCACGTTGAGTTGCGGTTGCGTGTTCTGTGATCTGAACCTGACTCCCAAATATGACGGCTCGTGGTTTCACGAAGGTCCGAGGCGGATACGCGTTCCATGCAACAAACCACGGGAGCCCACCCCATGACCACCTACGTCTGCGGCGCGATATTCGGGCCGGGGGGAGGGCTGCTGCACATTGCGACAACCACCCAAGAACGAGAGGTGTGGGTGTGGTTTATCGGCTGGCCGCTCACGCACGTTGAGGAGAGTATTGAGGCGCTCAAGGCTCGCGGCTACCGCTATGCGACTGTCACCGTCACCGAGCAGGCGCCCCTGCCCGCGCCGTCAACTACAAGGAGCCCACCCCATGACCACTGAGACGAAGTTCACGGCGGCTGATTTCGCGAAGGCCATACAGTACGTCGAAAGGCACGGCGTTGGCCCTGAGATTGAGTACGTCGTCCTCGATGCTCTCCGCATCGCCCAGAGGGTGATGACGCCGGGAGTGATCGGAGCCGCCTTGGCTGATCACTTGGGCTTCCCGCATGAGGAACGCAGCGATTTCAGCGAGGAAGAGGCCGTCATCCGAGACGCCCTCACACGCGAGGAAACACCATGAGCACAACTTTATATGAATTGGTCAAGCGAGAACTTACCGACCCGAAACCCGGAGAGTTTTCCATGACAACGGCTGCCATGTGGTCTTGTGCGACGTGCGGAGAGGCCATCGCCGGTATGGGCGGTCCCGGAAATGGTGAAGTCTGCGTCAGGTGCGCGGAACTCATCAGAAGCGGCCGGGCGCGCGGCTGCATCGTTTGGTGGACAGACGAACCGGCCGCCCTCACACGCGAGGAGAAGGCATGAACGAGGACATGCATGAAATCTGGGGACCGTATCGCCCCGATCCCGCTCGTGACGCCCGTATCGCCGCCCTGGAGGCCGAGGTCGCCCGGCTCAGGGAGGCGCTGACGAAGGAGCGGAAGGAGGTGGACACGGCATGCTCGGAGCGATTCGACGTGCCGCCCGAGCGTGACACCGAGCCACTAGGCTATCATGCCGGCTGGGAAGCGTGCGCACGGTCAATCGCGGATCGCATCCTCCGCGTCCGCGCCGCCCTCACGGCCCCCACACCACCACCGCAGCCATGATCCGCATATTCTGGACCGATGCCGCTTACCGCGCAGACTGTCGCCGCACCCGCGAGGCCGCATTGTCGCGGGCTGGCGCGTGGTTTGATCCCGACGCGTTAGACCCGCACGCGGTTCGCATCGCCTGTGCCGCGTATCATGGCGTGGCCGTGTCCTCGATCCACGACGCGACGGTGCTGATCAAAGCGATGCGGAGGGCGCTCAAGACGTTCGGCGAGCACTGCATGCGACCCGCCCCGCAGACGCTGGACGCAACTCGAGACGAGCCGTATGGCGACGGCGCATGGCCTATCGCGGTCTGGCACGATCAATAGCGCGACGCCCTGGCAGCGGATCGCCGCAGAGGATGCCCGTCACGGTGCGCGTGTCTGGTGGAATTTCCGCCAGCCGGGCCGCGATGTCTTCGGCCGGAACGCGCGAATACGGATACACTGAATGCCCCGTCGCACCGCCTTCGTGGCCTAGCTCGCGCTGCCTGCGCTGGTAATTGCGCCGCCATCGCAGGCGCTCCTCCTCGGAGTGGTCCCACCGCGCCATCCTAGTACCCCGGTATAGGCGGCAAGAAACAATAGATCGTCCCATGCACGGACGATGTTTCAAACTCTGCGCCGCCGCCCATCGAGTTGCAAATGTACGCCTCGCCGTCGATAGACAACGGCTTTTTCAGAACCTTGTCCGGAGGCACGTCAACCCATGCTTTGCCGGTGACGTCCTCCATGATCGCCTGCCAGTGGCCGTCTGCGGCTTGGCGGGCCTGCGTCGCGTGGCAGTCCGACACGTCGCAGCATGACGCACCGCCGTTCGGCTGCATGAGCGATTTGAACCACCGCGAGCGTGGTCCGTCAGGCCAGCTCCCGCCCGCGTGCGCCGCCGTGGCGACTAAGACCAGCACCACGCCGAGCCAGGCGCGGCTCACTTGCCGCTCTCCGCAGGTACGTCGACCGGGCCGAACAATTGATGCACCCGCCAGCCGGGATGGCAATCGTAATGGATGCTCGCCCATATCGTCAGCGGCCCCTCGTCAAATGTCTGATCAGAAATGTCGGGCAGTGTCGCGAAATATGGACCGGTGTTTATTGGCCCAGCCGGGTATGTGACTGTGACCTCGTTACCCCTTGGGTAGGTCACCGCGATCGGCAGCACATGGCCTGCGGCAAACGCGTACCAGCCAACCCGCGAGATGGAACACGCGCGAGCTTTGTACGCGTCGATGTAGAACGATACCGACTTGCCTGCGCGATGAACGTCGTGCGCGTGCATGTTTGTCAAAACCGGGAACAATTCCGGTTCAACGCGCGGCCCAAGGCCGAAAAACAAGATGGCGATTGCCATCACGATGACAGCGTTTGTGAGAAACGTGCCCGCCCTCCATGTGGCGTAGCAGATGGCGGCTCTAACCGTCACGGTTTCCACCGCTGCCGCTGCGTTTAGTTTTCCAAAAATCGATGACAATCCCGGCGACGCCGATCCCGCCGAGGCCGATCGCAAATCCGGAGAAAGTCTTGCGGCTGATTTCATCGATCACAAATGATCCAATCAAAGCGGTAATTGCCGGTTCCGCCAGTGGCCCCAAATAAATCGCGCTAAGACCCCCGACGATAATCATTAGCCCGCCATCCTGCCAAGGCGAACGGAGAGTGATCCACCTGACAAGACCGCCGGCCGCCCCGGCAAGCGCCACTTGCACCGTTGGCCCCGCGATGAAGTCCGAAAAAAGGCTCATTTTTCACCGCGAGGCCCCTGCTACAAATGAGGAAGCCTATCATTTACGACACTGCAACTGCCACAACCGTCATACGATACCACTGGTTTACTACGGGTTGTTCTGCGTCGGGATGGTCTGCGGATTCATGATCCCGACTTGGTTTTGCGCGCCGGCAGAGATCGGCACAATATCGGCAGCACGCGCGACGGTCGCGGCCTTGGTGTGCGTCGCGAGCGACCATGCCCACGTTGCCAGCCCGACGATGATGCCGGCGAGGACCGTCACGGTGCTGGCGTCGAGCGTGATGCCAAGCGCGTGAGCGATTGCCGACCCCGCCGACGTGCCGGCGAGAAACATCAGAACGGTGCGGACCGTCGCGAGCAGCTGCGTCTGGTTCGGCGTTACCGTCGGCATGGCATCACCGGACGAACTTGCCGTGGACGTGGACGCCCTGGACGGTCGCCGGCCCGACGCCCGGCCCGCGAGCCGTGGGACCGCCCGCACCGCCCTTGACGGTGACGGCAGCGCAGATGGCTTTGGCGATCTCAGTCGCGGTCGCCAGAACCGGCGAGTTGAGGTTGATGATGTCCTCAATGGTTGTCGCGGTGGGCAGAAACCCGCACGCAGCGACGACGGTTTGCTGGATGGTCGACACGCCACTGGTGGATACACACCCGGCGAGGGCTACCCCGCCGCACAGGGCGACGGCAATCAGTGTACGGCGGATCATTTGGCAGCTCCCTTGGTTGCGCCATCGCGCACCGCGTCGACGGCATCGACGATGGCGGCAGCGAGGTTGGTTTCTTCCTCGTCCGTCACATAGGACCGCGCCCAGAACGGGATTTTCGCGTTGACGAACGCCTTGATGGCCGCCTTGGCTGCGGCGAGTTCTGCGGAGATGGTTTTCGGATCGGTCATGGTTACTCCTACGGTATGTTGAGCACTTGGCCATGCATGATGACAAACGGCGAGCTCATCCCGTTAGCCATGGCGAGCGCCCCGTATGTCGTGCCGAATTTCAGCGCGATACGGTACAGCGTGTCGCCACGTTCGACGGTGTACGTGCCGACCGATGGCGACGGCGCCGGCCCGGAAAGCATCGTCATGTCGGCCCTGATTCGCGCCACCATCTCCGGCTTGCCGACGCCGCTGCCTGGGCAGTCGTGGTGGTCGGCGGAACAATCCCGGTGGAACACCAGATCGCGTTCCGGCGCGAGGCCGATCTTGGCCATCAGCACGGCGACCGCAAACACGGCATTGTCGCGGACCATCGCACCGTCGCCGCTGTCAAACGGCTCCGAACCGGCCGCATAGTTGCCGATCATCTCAAGGCCGATGTGCGTGTGATTGAAGCACGTCGAGTGAATGCCCCACGCGGTCAACGGCGAAAACCCGTTGATGAACTGGCGCGAGATGAACGCGTGCGGCCCGGCGTGCCAGCCCATGCCCTCATAGTAGGCCCGCAGCCCATTAAGCCCGTTGATCCGCTGCGGATCAGTCTCCGTCCAACTGGCTATCGTCGGACGCCATGTGTTGTGGAGGCAAATGCCGAGCGGGCGTTTCGTCGCCGCCGAGAACGCATCCCACGTCAGTCCGTTGACGTGCGCCTGCCACTCGGCGCGGGTATAGGCGTGCGTGTCGATAATCACGGCAGCACCTCAAGACTGACGCGCCCAAGGGTAAGTCCGATGCGCCGCGCCGTGCCCTGACTGAGGTCGATGATCCTGCCCCGCACGAATGGCCCCCTGTCATTCACGACGCACACCTCAGACCGCCCGTTAGCCAGATTTACCACGCGAACGCGAGTTCCGAAAGGCAGCGTGCGATGCGCGCATGTGGACAGCGACGGGTTGAACACGGAACCGCTCGCCGTCCGATGGCCGGCAAAGCCCGGCCCGTAGTAGGACGCAAGCCCCGTCTGAGCGACGGCAGGCCCCGCGAGGCACGCCAGTATAGCCGCGACGATCAAGGAAACGTGGTTACGTTGCACTGTCCGTTTGCTCCTGCTTGGGATGATCCGCCGCCGCCCCCTGGCGCTGTCGGAAAACTGCTTCCGCCCCCTGCCCCGCCCCATAGGCTTGTTCCGGCCGAGCCGCAAGCGAAGACCGAACTCCAATAGCATCCGCCGCCGCCACCCCCGCCCCAGACTGACGCGCCGCCGGGGCCGCCGCTTGAGCCGCCCCCGCCGCCACCCCCGCCGCCAAAGTACCCAGCCCCGCCGTTCACCCCGCCGGAATATCCGCCCGCGCCGCCGCTGATGCTTGGAGGGCCGCCGCCGCCGACTGACACCACGCTCCACGGTGCGCCGCCGTTACCGCCGAGCGTCGCTGTACCAGCCTTTCCAGGCCCGGCCTGACCGCCGCCACCGCCACCACCGAAACCGATGAACGCACCTTCGCCACCGCCACCGCCGTAAGCAGTCAGGAATGTGCCGAAACTGCTATTGCCGCCGACGCTGCCCACGTCGACGGTGCCAGCCGCGCCGCCGGCTCCAACCGTGACGGTAACAAGCGCGGGCAGAGTGCTCGTCGAAAACCATCGGTCGCTGTAGGCACCGCCGCCGCCGCCGCCCGATCCCTGGCCCGATCCTTTGCCGCCGGACACAAGCCCACCGCCACCGCCCCCTGCCCAGCACTCGGCATGAACGACGGAATTGCTCGTCACATTGGCCGGCTTGATCCATACCCCGGTCGCGGTAAACGACTGGAATATCGTCCTGTACGGCGGCCCGTTCAGTAGGTGGAAAACTTGGTTCGTGGCATCGTAAATCAGCGTCGTGACTTGGCTTGCGCTGATTTCGCCGCCGGTCAGAGACGTTGCCCCGCCGGCCACGTCCTTGAACACGTTCGCCGCCGCAAAATGCGACGTTTGCAGCGTCGTCGGACCTGTATTCGTCAGGCCGGCGACAAACGCGACCTCTTGTCCGTCCGCGCCCGTGAATTCATCGGCCGAGATGGCTTGCGCGTTGCTCGTCCCGTAGCTCGTCCCGCCCCACGACACCCCCGCGATGGCCGGGCTTGCGACGGTCTGGTCCCATACGATCGTGCCGGTGACATCCTTGAGGATTTGCCGATACGTGCCATAGCCGAAAATGATCCCGCAGCCGGCGCTATCGAGCGGCAGCGGATTGTTGTTGGCGACAAGATGATCCTTGTCCTGCCACGTCGATTTCGGCGTGACGGTTCCGGTTGCGTAGAACGTCACCGATCCATCGGCGAGCGGATATCCGGAGCCATCATAGAAGCAGTTTTTGCCGGGCGGCAGGAGTGACGCCGCGTCGGCGTGGCCGGCAAGCGCGCACAAAAGTAGGAGGGCAGCCAGCCACCTCACGGGAACACCGTCGCCTGGCACTGGCCCGCGCCACCGGCTGCGTTGCGACCGCCGCCGCCACCAGGCTGCGAGCCGGCCGATCCACTGGCACCACCGGCCCCACCCCAGACACTGGTGCCAAGCCCACCGCCGCCGCTTGCTCCGGCCGCCGCGCCGCCGCCGCCACCCCATGTGGAGCCGCCGCCACTACCGCCTGCCGACGCGCCGCCGCTAGAGCCGCCACCACCGCCGCCGCCGCCAAAGTACCCAGCCCCGCCGGTTGCTCCAGTCGCCGCACCCGTTCCGCCGCCACCGCCAGACGGACTGGACGTTCCGGCCGCTACCAGCCAAGGTCCGCCACCCACGCCGCCCGCTGCCGCCGCACTTGCAGTTCCAGCCGCGCTTTCGCCGCCGCCACCACCGCCGCCCCATGCGGCTCCGTTACCGCCACCGCCACCGCCGTATGCGGTCAACCACGATCCAAACGTGGCATTGCTGCCTGTAGTGTTGATCGCACCACCGGCCGGAATGGTTACAGTCTCCGTCGACCCCATTGACGACGCGGCCAGCCAGCGATCGGAATAACCGCCACCACCGCCGCCGCCGCCCGTTGCACTTGCGCTGCCGCCGCCGCCCGCACCCCAGCACTCTAAATGTACACGCGAGTTCGACGTGGTGCCGCTCGGCTTCGTCCACGTCCCCGATGTGGTGAACGACTGGAAATTCGTCGTCGCCCCGGACGCGCTGAGCGGGTTGACGATGTGGAAATGCCCGTCCGATGACGAGTAGACCATCTCCACGACATTGCTGGCGATGATCTCGCTGCCGGTCAGCGCCACCGGTCCCGACGTGGTGTCCTTGACTACTGTCGTCGCGGCGACGTTGGTTGTCGTGACCGTGGTTGCGCCGGAGTTTGTGTACCCAGCCACGAACGCGACCACCTGACCGTCGATCGCCTGAAATTCCGACGCGGTAACGACCTGAGCGTTTGCCGAACCTGTGCTCGTGCCGCCCCACGACACGCCCGCGATCGACGGGCTCGAAACCACCTGATCCCAGATCAGATTGCCGAGGCTGTCCTTGACCTGCTCGCGGTAGCTGCCTGATCCGTAGATGACCGCGCAACCGGTCGTGCTGCTCAACACCACAGGATTGGTGTTCGCCGTCGTCTGGTTGCTGTCCTGCCACGTCGTCTTTGGCGTCGTCGTGCTGACGATCGAAAACGTGACCGTGCCGGATTTCAGGCTCGCGCCGTTGGCGTCAAAAAAGCAGTTCTGTCCTGGCGGCAGCAAGCTCGCCGCCTCGGCCGTGGAAACCGTGAGCGCAACGATTGCCATCGCGACCGATATGAGCCACGCTAGGGCGATGCTGCGGTTCATCATCTTCGGCCTGTTTTGTCTCGTCATGCGGCCCCTTCTCAACACGAGTTGGGATTTCGCGCTTGGCGTCGGTGTCGGCTGTTGGATCATGATCCTCGTCATTGATTGGCCTCGGCTCCGACAGGCATGGGCGGCGAGAGGTAATTCCGCGCCAGTGGCTGAGCCGATTGAACCAGAGCCGGCCAGCCGCCGCGAGCCGCCATTGAACCCATATTCGGCGGAGCACCGAGAACGCGGGTTACGGCGTTACCCGCACCAACTCGACCTTGGCCGAGAGCACTTCTCGCCACGCTTCTAGCGAGCCCCGGCCGCCGCAGCGTCCACCCCGCGAGACGGCCGGCAGCGCTCGGCAATGCCGCCAGCGCCGCGCCGGCAGGTCCAAGCGCGTGGAAGCCCGCACTGCCAGCCGCAGCCACCTCGGCCACGCGCCCGACACCATGCAGGATCGACCGCAAGTCTATCGCCGGCTTGCGTTCCGTCTTGAGAAACGCCGTCCCGATCTCCGCCAGTCGGCCAAGATCGCCGCCGCCGCCAGCCGCAAAATTGTTCGTGTTTTTCTCGACGGCCCGATAGAACTCCTCGGGACTGAAATTGCCATCGTGGTGGTTTTTCAGCGCGTCCTCGACGGTGCGCATGGTCCACCACTTGCGTTTGGCATCCTGCCATTGAGCCGCTACGTCGGGCGGGGCCTGCCGCTCAAACAAACCTTCAAGCCGATCCTTCAACTCCGAAGCGTACTGCGCGACATTCGGGTCCGATGCATTGGCGGCCTTATCGAGCCAGTTGTCGCGCTGCAGGAGGTTCTGCAGCATGTCGGGCTGGATTTCGCCCTTACCCTGCCGGAACGCGTCAATCACCTTATCAAACAGGCCGTTGACGCGGTTCAGCGCGGGCGTGTCCATGCTGTGGTAGATCGGGTCGGACAGTTCGCCCGTTGCCCTCGCCCAATACTTCGCAAACGGCGCGTCAAATTGAAGCGGCGGCGCCTTGGACAGTGCGGCGTCAAACTGGCTGCCAATGCGCTTTTTCGCGCCGTCGATCACGTCGCTTGTGATCCTCGGCGCGTCCTCGCCCATCTGCTTGCCGATGGAATTGTACCACTGGTCCATCCGCTGAGCCTGTGCGGCGGCCGGGTTTTTGGCAAAGGGCATCGCGTGCTCGAAGCCGGCCACCGTCTTGATCAGCGGATTATTTGCGACCTGATCCGCGCCGAGATTGATGCCGAACCGGTTCATCGCATCGGACGCGAGCTGCGTCGTGTATGGGATGACCTTGGTCTGCATTACCCGCTCAATTGCGTCACCGACGCCCGGCCCAAATCCGCCGAGGATTGATCCGATGACCGCAGCCGACTTCGGGTCTTCGCCGTTGGCAACCGCATCAAGCGCGCCAAGGCTGCCGTTGGCGAGCGCCGACACGCCCGCGCGGATCGCCATGGGAGCCTTGGCAAGCGCTCCACCGCCGAACAATTCCGGGGCCGCCACGCCAAGCGCCGCCGCCCCGCCGATGACGCCAGTGCCCGTGCCAAACGCGTGCTCGATCGGATGCTCGGCCGCCATAGCGCCCTCGGCCTGAGCCATCGCAGGCGCCTGATCGCCAAGGGCCGCATAGTCGAGCGCCTGCCGCAAATAGTGACCGGCTGGCAGTGCATCGATCACCGCTCCGACGAAATTGTTGACGTGCGCCGCCCAAGGATGCGCCGACATGGCGTAGGGAACGCCAGTCTTCGGATCGATTTCGGTCGGATCGGGCGGCGGTTCCTTGTCGACGTTTTTCAGATCGACGCCAAACTTTTTCGCAAACTCCGCCTGCAGCGCGGCTTCGTTCGGCGGCCCGGAAGGCTGAGCGGTACCCGGCGTGGCAGACTGGGTGTCATCCGATGCAGGCGGTTCGATCAGTTCGTAATTTGCACCTACGCGGCGATAGCGTAGGCCGGTCTTGGGGTCCTGGTAAATATCGGACGGCACACCCGGAACCGCAGATGGAATGGCGGCTTGTTCCTGTGCGATCGTCGGCTGCCCGCCCGCAGGAGCGGCTTGGACGGGCGGCGGCAAGCCCATGTCCTGCGCGTCCTTGGCGGACATCGATCCGCCAAACTTCGCCGCAAATTCCGCCGCGTAGTCTGGTTCAGCCATATCAAGCCGCCATTCTCATGGGCTGGCCCTGCTTCACCCGCAGATTGCCTTGTGGATCATAGTAATACTGCCCCGGCTGAAATGCCGCATACGCTTGCGGCGAATACACCTGCGGCGTAGCCAGCGCGACACTCGCGGGCTGTTGCGCCGGGATGGTGCCAGTTCCGGCCGGCTGCGACTTGTCTACGGGGACGCGCACACCCATCGGCGAGCCCGGCACCTCGGTCGGCTGCATCGGGGTCGGCTGAGTGACGGCCGGCTGCATGGTCGGCGTTTGACGCCACAGGGCCGCTTGCGTCGGGTCCACTGCGGGCGGCGTATACCCTGGCATCGCGCCCGCGTCGGCCTGGGCGACCTGAACACCTGCAGGGTTATCGCTAATTATGGTTCCCGGCGGCAAGCCCTTAAACGTCGGCTCAAGGTTGGGGGCGGGCCCTATCAGCGAACCATCTGGCAATACCGTTGCCGGCGTCCACCCGTTTTGTTTTCCGTCCGGACCCCATGTCGGAACCATGCGGGTAGACGGCCCCGGAGCGTATGGATTGCCAGCCGATGCCACCTGCAAGCCCGGTGGCCCACCAGCATCGCTCATCGGGCGCGGATTTACCTGCGGCACGAAAATCTCGGCCGGAGCGGGAGACTGCGGAGCTTCCGGGACATTCAGTGTCGCGGGAACTCTGTCCTGGCCCTTGCCGCCATCTGGTGCGCCGGTAACCACGGCCTTCGTCTTTTCGGAGGCGGGCGCACCAGAACTCGCCGCGCGGGCGGCTGCGGCTCGCATCTGCTCCGGCGTCGCCATTTGGCTGCCGTCAGAGGCAATGCCACGGTCGAGATTGGGCATGCCCCCCGGCTGACGAACGTCAATGCCGTAATCACCGGCTTTGACTGATCCTGCGGTAAACGTTTTTGGCAAAGACGTGTCTGCCGGCGTCGGATTGCTCGGCATTTTATTGCCGGCAAATACAAGGTGCGCGTAATCCATAACCGGAATACCAGCCGCCTGCGCCGCAGCCGCAAGACTGCCCGCGTCCTGATTGTTCAGCCACGTTCCGAACGGGTCGGCGGCCTGCGCTGCCGCAGTGACATCGGCCCCGGTCGGATGTAGCGAGACGCCGCCGCCGTATTTCGTGTCGACGGCCTTTTGCTCCGCCGGAGTGAGGTTGCCGTACAGATCTGCGCCGGCCCCGGTCGCATCGCCATACCCGGATGCCCCCGTCGCGGCGTTGCCGCTCATGGATTGCCGCACAAGCTGGTTTCCGGACGGCGCAGCATCGCCGGGCTGCGCAGGCCGCGCGCTCGGACGGGCTGCGCCGAGATTGGTCGGCCGCTCCTGCGGCGTCGGGACACCGCCGGCCGGGTAGTTCATCTCGAGATGCGCAATCGTGGCATTGTCGAGCGTCGCGCCCGGTCCGAGATTGTTGTCCGCGCGATATTTCGCGACCCCGCGCGCCGTGATCGGGCCGAACAGTCCATCAATGCCGTTCGTATATGCCCCGGCGCGAGCAAGCTGCGTCTGCAACTGTTTGACCTGAGCATTTTCGTCGGGGTTTTTCGGATCGTAGCCTGCGCCGTATTTGAGCGCGATGGGCGCTTGCTGCATACCGTACTGTTCCGCAAGAAACGCTGGCGTGAGCGTCGGCAAGCCTGTCACCGGGTCAGTCTGCGTGTCCGGTCCGACACTCTCCGTACGCACGCGGATCGACTTGGCCGCAAGCGGATTGGCTGCGACCTCCGGTGACACGCTGGCCGCAACGGCTTTGCCCGCGCCGTCACCCCAAATGACCGGTGTGCCCTTGACCATTTCGGGCATGCCGAAGCCCTGGCCGGCAAAGTGCGCGTCATAGGCAGTCCGCAGCACACTATCGAGCGACACGCCATTTTGCTGTGCGGCTGACTGGTATGCCTTCTTGGCGTAATCTGACTGGGATTTCGCCCACTGCTCAAACGGAGGCGGAGCGGCGTCGATCGCCTGCGCTGCACTTGCCGCTTGCGACGCGGCGGCAACCTGAGACGCGCTCGCCTGCGGAGCGGCTTGCGCCGCCGACTGCGTTATGGGCGCGGCGGTAACGGCCTGCGCGGCAGGGGCCGCAGCGGCTGGCGCGGCGGCTGCAGCCTGAGACTGGCCCGCGCCGCCGGAACCGACGCCAGTGCCGCCACCGGCCGCAGCGTTCGGATCGGTCGGGATCGAACTGGCGACAAGCCCGTTATAGGTGGTCGCGTCGGCCATATCTCACCCGCCCGGCGGCGTGGGTGCGCCGCCCTGTTGCTGATCTTGTTCGCCCGACTGGTGCAGCATCACGAGCAATTGGTCCAAGTTATTGTCTGCCGTCGTGGCGTGCTGCTGGACCCATTCCTTGATCTGCTCCGGGTCTTCCGGCATGTCGGACAGATACTGCGCCATCGCCTGCGCCGACATGACGCGCTCGGCAACGATCTCGGTCGCCACGGCAATCACGTCCTTGCGCTTGATCGGGCCATCCTTGCTCAACAGCCCACGCAATTTCGTGTCCACCTTGACCGTCTTGAGAAGGGCTTCCTCAATCTCCTGCGGTCCCGCCGGCTGGCCGGGCGCTGCACCACCACCGGGCCCACCGGCCGCACCGGTCGGCGGGGTTGGCGAAGCGGGCGGTGTCTTCATCGCTGCCGCGTTCACTTCCGGCCCCTGCGACGCGATCGGGCCGGCATCCGCGCCGGTTCCGGGGAGTGCGCCTGCGGCAAGTGCGTTCATCGGGCCGGGCATGTCACTCGCCTCCGATCAGACCGTTGCCGCGCAAAAACGTCCACTGGTTCATCAGCGTCTTTTTGTCCGCGCCATGAAGCGAGCGCATGATCGCAGCTTGCTCTTTCGGGTTATCCGACGCGCGCTCCAACTGGAACGGCAGCGGGCTGTTGCCGTTCTTGTCCCACAGCGTCGTGTAATACATGCGCACGGCCGGGTCTTGAATTTGCGCGACCTTCTGAAAATATTGCTGACGTGCAAGCTTGAGGTCTTCGACGCCTTCAAGCTTGTGGACAATCTGCCGAATGGCGGCGGCGGTTTGCTCCGGATTGGGATTGGCTTCGATCGTTTCCAGAGCCTTGAAATCTGAACTGTTAAACTGCGCCCCCGACGATTGCGCATACTGCCTCGCCGTCTTGGCGAACACGTCATAAGCGGTCGCGCCCTCGCTCGCGACATTCGCCCCAGTCAACTGATCAAACGTCTTGACCGCGTTGTAAATCTGACCGGCCGCCGGCCCCGATGAAAACTTGTCCGCAAACTGGTCCATCGTGTGAAGCAGCGTCATGCGCGGCCCCACGTCCGCGCCCGCATTCAGTTCGCTGGTGATCCGCGCTTGAGTATTCTTCTCCACGTCGGACAAGCCCGACCGCATCGCGCCAACCGGTAGGTCTGCGCCCGCGACAGGAGGCGACTCGCCGGCCGGGATGAATATCCCATGCGGTCGCTGCGGGTCGGCTGGGGGCGCGCCGGGTGCCGCAGGAGCGCCGCCGGCCGCTGCGGCAGGAGGTCCACCGCCGCCCTGCGCCGCGATCGCCGCATTCGGGGACGTGATGCCGGGCACGCCAGCGCCAGACGTGACTTGCACGGACGGCACCGCGCCGGCAGGCCCCTGCGCACGCACCATGTAGCTCTGTGCAATCTCGCGCATGCGAGCCGGGTCGCCCTCACTCTCCGCGATTTGCTGCAGGATGTCCTTGCCGACTTCCGGCGTAATCGCCTGCGACTGAATGCCCGACGTGATCGCCTTGCTCCACTGCACCGGGTCGACGTTGCCGTTGGCCGTCATCCCCGCGAGCGTCGGGCCGATGTAGTTGTAAGACTTTTGCTGCAAGTCCTGCCGAAGTTGCTGGATCGTGACTTGATTTTGCGCTGCGCGCTGAGACTCCTGGATAGCCCCCGGAGCGCCGAGCGGATTACCGCGTGCGCCGGCTGCAGCGATTGCGGCCGGATCAATCGTACCGTCCGGACCGATGCCGACCTGAGCGGCCTGCCCAACCGCCTGCTTTTCCGTGATGCCTTGCTGTATCCGCTGGTTTTCAAGCAACCGGTTCTTATACTCAGCCCAGTTATTCGCCATATCCAGCGGATTGGCGGGCGCCTGCAGCTTGCTGTAAATCGACGCGTCGACTTCGGCCATCAGTACAGCCCTCCGGTCTGAGTGCTGCGCCCAAGCTGGTTCTGCAGCAACAGCGCGTTGACGAGCGAATTGCTCACTCCCGTCGCAGCGTTCGCGCCGGCAATGTCCGCGCCTGCCGCAGCGTTGCCCGCGCCAATGGCGTTACTGCCGATCTGACCGCCGACGCTGGTTGCAGCATTGCCCTGGCTGGCCGCCGCATTCTCGCCGAGCGACGCGCCGCCGATCAGCATGTTGTAGGCGTTCTGCTTGTTCGTAAGCGCGTTCTGAAATTGCTGCTGGTATGTCTGGCTCGCCAGCCCGGTTGCGTACTGCTCCGCGCCCTTGATCGCCGCGCCCGACTGCCCGAGGCCGCGCGCCGCAAGGCCATTCTCGACGGACTTTTCGCCCTGCCCAAGCGTCCACTGGTAGCCGGGAGTTTTCTCAAGCGTAGCCTGATCCATCGTAATCGGCTTGGTGAGGTCGCCGATGATCCCGGATGTGGCCTTGACTGGTGCCTTGCCGGCCGTTTTGAGCGTCCACCCCTTGCCCGGCGACGCGGCATTGTAGGCCAGCGTTTTTGTCGCCCCGCCGGGACCAACCCATACGGAATTCGAGCCGGCCTTGCCAGCCGTGCCAAACAAATCGCCGTATGCCGACTGCCCGCCCTGGATGAACGGAGCCAGTGATGCACGGGTAATGCCGAACATCGCAAGCTGTGCGTTCGTCGCCGCCGACGCGGCCTTTTCCTGCGCCGACGCGGCCGACTGCGAGCCGAAAATCTGACCGGCAGCAGACAGAACGCCGCCTCCGATGATACCCGCCGTCAAGCCCATGTGAGCCTCGCTACAGCCGCTTCTCGTGCCCGTACTCAATCAACGCATACCCACGTTCCTCCAACAGTCGCGCCAGATGCGGGTGCTTGATCTTCGTCCGCATGTGGACGAACGAAAACCCCGCATCCCTCAGACTACCCTCGGCGAAGTCCATCAGCCCGTCGCCGAGCCGCTGACCGCGCACGGTCGGGTCAACCCAGATGATATCGTTCAGCGCCCATCCGTGGTCGCGATAGTGCAGATGGCCCTTGCGAACGATGAACACGGCGTATCCGACAAGACGCCCGTCGAGACGCGCCGTGTAGACCACCAGCAAGCCGGCCGCCGCCGCTGCATGGTAGAATTCGTAATCCGGATTGAGCGGCACGTCCGGATAGGTCGCGATTTCTCGCCAATGCCGCTCGAACAGCGGCTGCATTTCCGGCAGCGCGCGGGCGAACGGCTCGATGGCGAATTTCGCGGTCATCAGTGCGCAAGCAGCCAGCGGTAAAACGCAGTCCGGACCGCGCCACGGATCGCAAGCCAAGCCGTGGGATATCCCATCTGAACACCATCGAACCCGCGAATGCGGTCCACCACCCACGGCGCGGACCCGTTGTCAGTCACGTATCGCATCCTCATGTCCGCCCCCATCAGTTGGACAGAGACTTGGTTGCCACGATCCCGGCCACGACTTGCGACGTGAACTGGATCATGGGGTTGCCCATTTCGTCCTTCTGGCCGACGCGCTCAAACGCCGCCGTGATGATCAGGCGCGCGCGGATGGTCGACCCGTTCGCCAACCGAATTTCCATCACCGGCTCGTCAGCATGAATGATCTCGACCGGAACCAGCTTCACTTCCTCCGCCATGTGCAATTCCTCCATTGTCATGCGGGATTACCGTTGGGAATGTACCACATAACCGGCAATCCGGAATAGGTGACGACAATCTGATCCCCCTGGCTCATCGGAAAAAACCCCGCTGTCTGGCCGGTCGGCGCGATCGTTTCACGGGCGCGGATCAAGTCCACCTCGCTCACGGTGCCGCCGACGATCAGGATCGCCCCCGGATGAACCGCCGTAAACGTGAACGGCGACGCGCCGACCGGCACGGCCTCATACGGCGTCGCGGCCGAGGTCAAATCGTAAAAGAAGCCGTACCATGCCGGCGACATGCGGCCGGTTTCCATGTCCATGATCGGCTGCGACTGCGACGGGAGGTGAACTGGCGGCTTCTGGCGGGCCATCACGCACCTGTCGGCGTGGCATCGTAGAAGATGCCGTTGAGCGCCGTGTTGATTGGCGCGGACCACGATAGCTCAAGCACGAAATCGCGCGCGAGGCCGAGGTTCGGCCACCATGGAAACTCGCCGTAGTCGCCCTCGGCCCCGAACCGCGCCGGCAGCGCGTCGCTGAAGCTGCCGCCGCGATCGTAGCTGATGCGCAGGAATATCTGCGGCTCCTGCAACAGCGGCGACGGCAATTGGTTGTTTGCGATCACCGCATTTGACAGCGCAGCCATCTGTGCCGATGTCAGCACGACACCCTGCCAGATGGTCATGAACGCCATCCGCGCGCCGTTTTGGAGCTCCAGCGCAGCGTTGCCGTCGCTCGCCAGATGCATGGTGAAGCCAGCTGCTCCGGCAGAGGCCCCCGGATAGCTCGGCGTGAGTGCCGACGCCACCCCGTTCACCATGACAAACCCTGCGCCAGACGCAACGTCGAGGCTGATGGCAATCAGGTTCCACGCGCCGGCCACAACCGCGCCGGCAGAGAACTGGTAGATTGTCGACGATCCGTTGAACACCTGAAACCGGACGAGACCGGCTGACGTGTACGCGATAAATCCCGCGTTCGACGCGCCGCCCTTACCGGTGCCGATGAACACGGCGGTATTGGTGTTCGGGATGTAGAGGTTCGTAAAAATCGTGAACTGCGCGCCCGCCTGATGGATCGCGTTCATCCACGCTTCGTTGGCGCTATCGTAGGTGAACCATTCCGTCCCGTTGAAGCCCCAATATTCGTTGAGCGACTGGCCGCCGAGCGTTCCGTTGAACGTTGGATCGTTCGATCCGGTCCCATCCGGCCCGAGATAGAAATCGTACCCGCCGCCGCTTTCGTCCTGCCACTTCTGCCCGACACCTTGCCACGACGGCAGGTTCCCAGCCTCCAGCATGAGTTTCAACCCAACGGTCAATGCCTGGCCTTGGACCAGCGCCTGGATCGACTGCGAATACGGTCCCGGCACCGATCCGGCCAGCGTGCCGCCCTGCGTGTCGGCAATCACTCGGTCCAGCCGAATGCGCTTGCCCTCGTTCAACAGATGCGGGATCGTCCGCAGCCGCGTGATCGGATTGCCGAAGTCAGTGAAGTTTGTCGGGTCAAGCTGATAGATGTTCCCGTTCTGCCGGTCGCACGTCAGATTGAGCCCGTAGCCGAAACACCAGCTATTCGACCGGTGGCGCTCGAAACCGTTCGGCCCGGTGTAAGCCAGTTCGTGCCACTGGTTCGTCTTTAGCTCGCAAGCGAATGTGCGGTTCGCGGTTGGAAACGTCAGCACATAATAGCCGTGGCCGAGAAGCTGGTAGCAGCCGCCGATCGCATCCGAAATGACCGGAAAACCGGATATGATTGCCTCAATGCCCTTTGACGAAATCTCTTTAACCTGAAAGCTTGCATCGCCCCGCAGAACGATCGCCTTGCCTTGCCGATCCTGCGCCAGCCAAAACACGGACAGGTCCGTTGTCGCGAGCGAATACGGCGCGGCACATCCGTGCTCGATGTAGACGCCCGGCAGCGTCGAGAACGTGAAATCCGCCGCGCCGGAATTGTACCAGACCTCCGTCGTCAGCGTTCCCGGCGTCCACAGGTTCCGGTGCATGCAGATGACGCCGGTTATCGGGTCCGGACTGCCGGTCTTGCTCGCCACGTCCAGCGGATCGAATGCCGCGTACAGGGCCGGCGCGGTGATTACGCCAGCGGTCAGATTTTCAAACGTCACCAGCGATAGGGAAATCTGCCATTCGTTGAGGCCGGGCGTGTTGAAAATAAAGTACGTGTCCATATAGTCGACATACGTACCGCCGAGAAAATTCGGATCGTTGATCGGCGCAAACGAGTTGTCGGACATCTTGATCGCGTAGCCGACGCTCGTGCCGTCGACGATGACGATTGCCAGCCCGTTGTCTTTCATGATGACGGGTGTCGTCTGCACCGGGATATTGCCGAGCAGCGTGTAAAAGTACGTGTTGTCGACGTAGTAGACCGCGCCGTCAACCACCTCGTAAACGTTGCCGTTCGATGCGCGGAACACGCAACGGCCGATGCCGGGCGTCGGCGGCGTGCCCTTGATCGTCAAGCCTGGCGTCGGAAAATGTGTAACCGGCGCGGGGGCCTGTTCGTCTTCATTGACTTCGGGGTAGAGATTGATCGACCGCTGCGCCGAGGCAATGATTGCGCGGGATTGGTATGCGCCGCCGAGGAGTGGAACACGTGGCATTAGATCGAATTGTCGGTATAGATGTTGTAGAGTCCCGGCCTTACAAGTTCATTCGGAACCTGCAAGATCGGTATCTGAGCATTCGCGTTCCGGATGATGTTCAGCGACGCCGCAGCGGCCATCTTCAATTCCGGAGTGACCGGCAATTTGTACGCCCGACAGAACCGGACCTCGAGATTGAACCGGATTGCCTCCTTGTATTCTTCCGGCATGTTGTAGACGGTCGACAGGTTCGCGAACGTCTGCAACACGGCCTTGGTGATGACGCGCCCGGTGTAGAGGCTCGACGGCAGCGGCCAGAAATACACTTTGCCGAGCGGAAAATCCGCGTCATAGAACACGAACCGAGGGAACGATCCGAGGTGCTGAAGGCGGATGTTATTGTACGCCTCCATCGACTGGACCAGTTCCATCGGCCAGCCCACGTCGTTCGGCGACGGCGGATTGTTCTGGATGATCCGCGCCGCCTCAAGCCGGTCGGGCCGCGCGACGTTGAAATTGCCGCCGGTCCCGATCGTGTAGAACGTCGCGCCGGTCATCGCGAGGTCGGTCGGGACGAGATGCCAGATCAGCCAGCGATTACGCTGCCACTGGCTGATCATGTCGTTGAGGCGGGTGAGTCCGTTGTTGATGTCCGTCGCGCCGGGCGACAGGCCTTGGCCGGTAATGCCGGCATCCTGCAGGGCAAGGGTGATCAGGTCGCGCGCTGTGGTCACGTCGTCACCCGCCTAAACGCCGCCTTGCAGGCCGCCGCAGAGTGCTGCGACGGCCCCATTGCAAGGGATGCTGCCCTCAGATTTCCGCCGTCTCCTTGGCGCGATCCTGCGCGCTGCGCACCTTCTCGCGGAGGGCCGGCGTCTTCATGCGGGCGTCGATGTGAATGCCGAGCTCGCCGGCAAGCTCGATCAGCGTCTGCCGGTCCAGTTCCTCGGATGCCGGCACGGCGGGCTTGCGGCCCGATGCGGCGGCCTGCGCTTCGTCGGGCTGGTCAAACCAGCCGTCGCCGAGCGCATCTTCCTCGCGGGCGTTGTTCACCAGCACGGGGCGCTTGGACGGGTGGAACTTCCATGCCGGGTAGAGCTTCGCCTCGCCCATGCCGTACTCGGCCTGCCAGCCGGCGCGGACGGCGGCTTCCTCGTTGGCATCCTGCACGACAATCTGCGGCGGCGTCATGCGGACTGGGTACTCGCGCTCGGCATAGTAGGCGCGGATGTACTCCTGCCCCTGCGGCTCGTTGCGCGGCCACGGCAGCGGATCGTTCCATTTGGTGCGCAGAGCGGCTTCCTGCTTGGCGTCGGCGACTTCGATTTCCGGCGGCGTGAGCGCCTTCGGATAGGGCTGGTACTCGTACACGTAGTCCGGGTTCACACCCCGGATCATGTTCTGCGGCAGCAACCCCGACACGCGGTGCTGGCGCATCTGCGATGTCTGCGAAGCCAAAAAGGCCAGCGCCGCCTGGATTGCTTGCGGCGTCATACCGCTTGGCAAGTTCATCTGAACCATTTGTGTCTCACTCTCCCAAGGATGGTGACACGCAACCGTCGCCGCGTGTCACCGGCTGCTCTAGCTCGTGCTGTCGGCGATGACGCACGCCCACTCGGGACGCACCGCGAGATAACCGTACAGCACATCGAGACGGTCGATGGCCTGATCGGTCTGCGGATTGTACGCGAGCACCGCCCGCATCGCCACGCCATCGAACATCGAGCGAGACCGCTCCCACACGCCCTCGGGCAGTTCGAGGTCGGCCGTCGCCATCGTGACGGCATCGGGCTGCCATGCGATGTTCTTGATGAACGTCGAGGACGCCGGGTTGACGAGCAGGATGGTCGCGCCATCCGCCGGAGACGCGTCGACGGTCTGGTACTGGACGCCGTTCGCACCGGACGGAGCCACGAGCGCCGGGTAGATCGGGATCGCGGTTGCGCCGGAGGCCACAGCGGAGGTCACGACAAACTGCCGCAGCTTGCCGAGCGACTGGCGGGTCAGGCGGTTGATCGCATTCACGCCGGCAAGCGTGATGAAGTCGCCAGCGGTCAGCGTGCCGGTGATGGCGTTGGTGACGAGCGTGCTGGTGCCCGTCTGGCCCGCGCCCTTGACGGTGCCGGTGGAAAACGTCCCAGTCACGTGGTTGATGGTCGTCTGGTCCTCGAACCATCGGAACCCGAGCGCGTCGTACATGGTGCCTTCCATGTACTGCCGGCTGATCGCCGGAGCCGGGTTGAGCAGCCCGGACAGCGTGCTGACAACGCTCGCGGCAGTGCTTGGGCTCATCACGATCTTGCGCTGACCGGGAGGCGCGGACTGGTTCATCAGCGCGGCGCGGGCCTGCAGGACGGTGAACTGCGTCGGGTGAGTGATCGCGCCCGAGCCGTCGAGGTTGGCGACGTAGTTCGACACGCCGCCCTCAAGACCGGCCATGATCGTGTAGGCGACATTCGCGGTCAGGAACGCGATCTTCGGCGCAAGAATGCGTTCAACGTAGTCTTCCAACTGCATCGTGCGCTCAACCGACGAGAACGACACGTCGACGCCCGACTGGGTAGCCAGCGTCATGACGATCTGCGTTTCGTTGGTGTCCTGCGGCTGCGCGGCCGGTCCCTGGCGAACCGTGTATTCGTTCGGCAGGCGGATGCGCAGGCTGGTGCCGATCTTCGCGCCGTCGCGGGCGAACTGATCGTCATACTGGGTGTTCAGGTTCTGGATGAAATAGTTGGTGTTTTTCCAGATCCGCACGGCAGCGCGCGTGATCATGGAAATGGTGAGAAGGCTGTTGCCGGCCATTGGGGGACAAGGCTCCGATCAGAGAAGGATCGCGCCGTCTTTGGCGGGCGCGGTGCTCCTCGGTGCTCGAGTCCGGAGGGAATTAACGAGCGCCTCGGCATATCCGCCGGTCGGACCCCGCTGCCCGAGTGCGGAGAATTTACGGGCCTCTCGGTGTTTAACGCCTACCGGTCGGCGGTCCGCATATCGCTGCGAACCGGCGGATTACACGGCAGAATACAATAACTGCCGCGAAACAGGCAACGGGGGTTAGTGCGCCCTCGGCTGCTTCAGAATTTTCTCGTCCATCATCCGGAAAAAGTCCTTGTCGGACATCTCGTCGCGGAACGTATCTTCCACGCGTGACGCGCCCTTGACGGGGCGGATCGGGGCAGGCGGTTCGTCGTCATCGCTGCGTCGACCACGCGCAGGCGGATCGTCCTGCTTGCCCTTGGCCCGCGTTGTTGCGAGACGCGCAAGCGCCGCCGCCTGCCGGATGGGCGAGAGCTTGAGAAACGATTCGATCTCCGGCGCGTCTTCCTGGCCGAGTGTGTAAATCGCCTTGGCCGCATCGCGCTCGCTGCCGGTCGCCTCAATCGCGATCGCGATCAGGTTTGACGGGCCACCGACAAGATCGGAGATTTTGTTACACGCGGCGTCGAACGCTTCCTTGGTGTACGTCGAGTTGCCCTGCGAGACAAAATTCTCAAGCTGAATTTCGAGCCGGGCGTCGGCGCGGGCCTGGGCGCGGATTTCTTCCTCGGTGCGCTGACGCGGTGCGGGTTTCTCTTCCGGCTTCGGCGGATTGGTGATCGCGTCCAGCCGCTTCTGCATGTCCTCGATGGACTTCTCAAGCTTGCGGCGCTTGACGGCTTCCTCGTTCAGCCGCTCAACCGGGACCATGCGCGGAGAGGCAGCCTTTTTGCCCTTGGTTTTCTTCCCGGCATCTTCCTTTTCCGAAGCGTCTTCATCCACTTCGGAACCGGCAGTCTCCGCATTTTCTTCGGCGGCGGCGGCTTCAGCGGCCGATCGCTCGCCATCAGCGCCCTCCGCATCGGCACTTCCTGCGTCATCGGCAGCGCTCCTCGCAGCAGCAGGCTTGTCCGCAGCCGCAGCCTCGGCAGCGGCATCCTCGGCCGCAACCTCGGCCAGCAAATCAGCGATCGGACTGCGCAGTTCTTGAGCCATCGTCGGTGTCCTCAGTAGGTCACATCAAGGCGGATGATGAATCTGTCTGACCAAATATTGTATCCAATGGCGCCGCGCACACCTACTCCAGACACGGTTTCTGCGGCTGCATCCCACACACCTTCTGGCTTGACCAGAGGTTCCCCCAACAGTCGAAACTGTCCCACCTTTTTGATAAGCGCGTCTGCAGCCGGCGAAAGCACGCGCCTTGAGAACTCCGAAAGGGGTAACACCATGTCGGCCGAATTGTACGCAATATCCACGCCAGCCTGCGATACGTAGGGAGCAAAATGCGGGACAGCACCCTGCTTTTTGCTGAGCAAGCGAGCCATTTCCTTAGTTATTTCTTGCATAGTTAGCATGCGTAACGCAGCGGGGGTTGCATCAGGCTGCTCCCATTTCATGCGGCCTTCTCCTCCTTCATTCCCTTTTTCAGTTCGCGCAAATGGGCGCGGTCATCTTCATCTTCGAACATTCGCAGGTCCAAATCGCGCGGGACGCGGCGCACCTTTTCGTGCTCGGCGGCCTTGATGTAGTCGTCCATCGCACCGCAATATTCTTTCCAGATCGGCCCATACTCGCGCTCAACGTATCGCCGCTCCTCGTGGTTGGCGACGCGGTGCGCGTCCTCATACTCTAGGCCGTCCTCCGTCATCAGAAGCCACTCGGTAGCCTCATGAACCGCCGTTGTGGCCCACGTATTGATCGACTTGCCCGCGATCTTGATCGTTTTCGGCAAGTCACGATCGGGGTAGATGCGCGCGAAATTCGTCGACCGGCCGACAAGGTAGGGATTATCGAATCCGGGTACGAACTTCGCCTTCTTGATCAGGTCGCGAACGCGCGCGCGGAAAGTCGGCGTGACATACGCCAACAGCTTCTCGGGCAATCCGTCCTGATGACGGTGGCGCTTGTGGCCGGCTGACACTATCCGCGACCTCGCCCGCCGGTCTTGAACCCGCCACCTAGCGCAGCGTCAATGCTCGCGGTGTGCTCCGCCGCGTGCTTCTTGACCGCGCTCATCATCGCCCGGTCGCGCTTGATCTCCTCGGCGCGCAAGATCGTGTCCAGCGCTGATCGGACCATGTGCGGGTCGAACGTGTCCTTGCCCGACTTGCTCATCGGACCGCCCATCTTGCTGGCCTCATCGGGTCGCGCGGGCTTCGGCGCGGCGGGAGACAGTTTCTTCGCCGTCTTTTTCACGAGATTGTTGACCATTTTACAGCCCTATCACGGAGTCGTTGAGTGCATACGTTGCGATTACCGATTTCTCAATTGAACCATGTTTGGCGATGCTCTTGGCGATATAGTTTGGATCGCGGAGCCCGGCGTCATGCAGATGATTGCACCGCTCGTCAAAATCGTCATACATGGCCCGCCCCAGCGCAAGCCACGCTTCTATCTTCAGCACGAACGAACGATCGAACCGACCACAGGCAATTTTGGCCGCCGCCCGATGATCAGGCTTTATATGCAGATACACTGGTTTCTTTAGCATCCTCATGAGTGAAATATCTTCCTCTCCATCGTCCCCGGATGGTCCGGGCGAAGCATCAACGCGCCGCCGAGAGTGACCGGCCGGCGCGCCCGATCCTCGATCAGCGCCTCGTAAATCGCCTCTTTCTGATGCGGCGGCACTTCGGCATCCGAGCGCCGCAGCATGTCGGTCAGGATCGTGCGCGCCGTTTCGATGTGCATCGGCCACGTCCGCGCGATGAACACCCGCACGTCGGGCCAGATCGCGCGGAACCGCTCCGAGCGCTTGGCGTCCTCGTAAAACTCGCCGGCAATCTCGCGGCAGACGTGCTGGATCATCTGGACGGTCATGGACCGGATTTAACCTCATACGATGTTGGAATCCGGATGCGAAGAATAGAACCTGGCTCGGGTTCTGGGTGGCCTAAAATGGACCACAGAGAAAGCTTTGGGACGCCGTTTGGATACAGTCTTTTCAAGCGCCGTCTAGCGCGTGCCATGCCCCGATACTCATTGCGTCGTGTCGCAATTCGTTCTTGGAATCGACGCATCTGGACGGTCATGACGGGTCCGACCCCTTATTGTCTGGGTTCGCCCGCGCCTGAGCCATGGAATGAAGTTGCATTTGCAGCATCATCCCGGAACACGCGCCGACTAACGCAGGAACCGTGGAAGACGATGACCATGTATGCGAACACGACACGCGGTCGGCGCGGACATAGGCGACGGCAACGGACGACACCTTTCCCTCTTTCGCCATATCGAGCATGGTTTGCAGAACGCGAATAACGTCGATCTGCTCTTGTGTCGTTGCCGTCTGCAACTGGCGTATCTCTGCACTCATCCTATGCTCCTGCCTCCGCTGGCTGCACGATCGGGTCTTTCGTGTAATCCTCGCCCGATGGCGTCGAGCCGGTGGGCGGCGTCGCCCCGTTCGCCGGCTTGACGATCGGGTCTTTAGTATAATCGCCACCGGCCGCAGCGCCAGCATTCTCACCGGGCAATCCACCGCCTGGCCCCATCATCTCCTTGAGCAACTGCGACACGATCGGGCGCAACACATCAGGGCCCAGATCAGCCTGTGCATTCCCAGCCTGCTTGAGCCGGTCGCTCTCGGCGCGGTAGCGGTCGATTTCGTTCCGCGTGTCCTTGTCCTTCAGGTCGAGTTCCTGCTTCGCCAGCTTCTCCGTCATGTCGGCGAGCAAGCCTTGCAGCGACTTCAACTGAGCCTGCGCCTCCACCAGCGCCGGGCTCGGATCGTCGCCGAGAACCTGCGGCGGGACCATCCGCTTCAGCCGCTCCGCGATCTCCTCCGCGCCGGGAAAATCCGCATTGCGGAACATCAGGTCTCCGATGACGGTGACGAGCTGCTGGTTGGCCGTCGTGATCTGGACAAAAGCGTTCCACGCTTCCTGCCGCTTGGTGTCATAACTCGGCCCGACTTCGCTATCCACCCAGTAGCGGCCGACTTTCGGATTGAAGATAACCCACGTTTTTTCTTGGTCATCCTTCTCTTCTGCGTAGGCGAAATCCGCTGACGGATCGATACGGATCAGCGTCTCGCTGCCATCCTCGGCCAAAATCTGCTTCAACTGCCGCCGGCTGTAAATGTGCGGCGCAACGTCGAGGATCACGTTGCCAACCTGGCGCACGGCAATCGCCAGATTGTCAATGAAATGGTACGTCGCGTTGTCGCCCTGCCGCTGCCGCTCGTTGATCGCCCGGCCCGAGACGGCATTCGTCTGCTGCCCGAAATTCTCCTCGCGCTGGCCAGACGCCATCATCAACTCTTGCTGCGCTACCATCATCCCCTTGATGTACGCCTCAGCCATTTGCGGCGGCTCGATCGGCGTCGGAGCGGGCAGCGGGTCGCCATTCTCGTTGAACGCATTGTACGGGATGAACGGATAGTTCTGCGTATTCAGCGTCCGGTAATACGTCTCAAGGTTTTCGGTCGCGCCGACCGGGATGAACCAGCGGGATTTTGTCTGCAACGCCACCTGTTCGACGGCGTTCGAAGTCCAGAAATTGTACATCCGCTGCGCGTCCTTGAGCGCGCGCGTGTGGCCCTTGCGGTCCATCTGGCCGGCGATGACGGTTTCCTCACCGATCACCGGAATGATCGGAATGTACCGGCCCGGCCACTTGCTGCGCTCAACGATCTTGTCGGCAGCGATCTTGTACCAGTGGATTTCGTTGTCCAGTATCTCGCGCTCTTTCAGGATCGTTTTCGGATCGATGAAATCACGGATTTTCGGCGGTATCTTCGACCACCGCGCAACGATGTACTTTTTCTTTTCGTCGTCGCCCGCGTCCGGGTTTTCCATCAGCACGAGCTTGTCGCGCTTCTGCTTCTTGACGAAATACTCGACCACGCGGACGTGATCTTGATCGATGATGCCGCCGGCCTGCGAGTTGTTGCCGAGCGTCGTCAGCGTCAGCTTGTCCTTCATCTCCGGGTATTCTTCAAGGAACTCGGTTCGCGGAACGTCGTCGAACGCAAACGCGAACCGGCTGTCAGAGCCGTCAATCTCGCTGTGATCCGGATCAAGGAAGATATTCAGCGGGTTTTTCACCCGGCGAATGAAAATCTCCTGATCGAAACTGTCGTCCGACACATAGTCCGTAACAAGGCGGATGTAGCCAAGGCCCGATTGCGTCTGAAAATCCGACGCGGTGCCGTACGCCTGCGACGCCTTGCTGATGCGCTCGATGTGGCGGACCAGCCCCTCCCAAATCTTCGCGGCCTCGAACGTCGCCTCGTCACCGACCGGCCGGATGTGGACCGAAGGCTTGTTTTGCTTCGCGTCGTTCGTGATTTGCAGATTGTGCTGGCGAACCTTGTTGACCGTCAGGCGCGGCTTGTACCCGTTCGGATCGTCGCGCCGCTGTGACCAGAGATAGTTCGGCCACTGCCAGCCGTTGTCCGGGTCCGCGTTGGCGAACTTGGCGTCATCGATCCACCGGGCCTGCGCCGTGCTCTCCCAACTCTGGCAGCGCTGCCAGCGGGCCTTCGCCAGTTCGATGATTTTCTCATCGCCGGTGTAAAGCTCGATGGCGTTCTGTTCGGGGGTGTCGCTCACGACATCAGCCACGCGTCGTTGCGGCCCGGCACGACCATCGGCGGACGCCATTCCTCAACCGGCGGCAGGCCGGCGACCTCGGCCTTGTTTCGGCGGATCGATGCGGCGCGCCGATGCCATGCCATCACAATTGCGTCCCCGTCATCGGTTGAACCGCCCGTCCGCTTGCGAATTTCATCCTTGTCTTCGATCAGTATATCAGTCCCCCGCACAAGGTAGCGAGCCGTGGTCAACTGCGCCAGCAATCGCGGATCGGGCGGTAGGCAAATCCCCTCGCCGCTGTCGGGGTTGAGCGCCTCGCGAAACCGCCAATACATCTCTGCCCGCAGGTTTCGAAACCCGAGCTTGCCGTCCTTCGCCTTGTGCTCCGACTTGCGGCTGAACACGAGTGCCGCCGCGCTGATGCCATGCTGGTGCTTCAGGTGCGACACAACACCGGTCCCCCATCCGCCCGTGCCGTCGACGGAAATATCCGCCTCGTCCCGCCGCGTTTGCACCAGCAACGCCGCGTGCTGCGACGGATCGTCCATCGCCACGCCTTTGCGTTTGATGATCGGCGCGAACCAAGCGTCCTCATGCAACGCCGCAATCGTCGTGTCGTCCGAGCCGCCCATTGCCACGTCCATCGCGAGCGCGATCATGGTCCGGTGCTTTTCGGGCGCGGCCCGCCAGCGGGACTGAGCGGCTTTCACCCACGCAGTCGGGATGACCTGCCACTCGTGATCCTCTCGGCCGGCGAGGAAATCGCCATACAGCAACTGCGACCGCAACGGCTCCGGCATGTTCTCCAGGCGCGACCGATAGCCGGTATCCTTGAGGTACGGATTGCTGTCCAGCTTAGCCGGGATGAACGTGCGGCTTTCGTGGGTGTATTTCTCGCCGTCGACCACAGTCGCGCCAGGCCCGTTCACCCAACGCGTGCGCTGCTGCACCGTGATGCACCAGCGAAGCTCGCCCGGTCGCGCTGGATTGGGATAATCCGGGTTGAGCCAGGGGGCGAACCACTCCATCAGCCATTCGCCCTCACCACCCATCGGCGGGTTTGTGGCAATGACGACGCGCTTGCGCACTTTCGGATCGGTCGACCGCAGCCAGCCGCACACATAGGATACCTTGTCGGCCGACAACTGCGCGCCCTCGTCAAACCCGATGAAGTCGTGCGGGCGGCCCTGCCATGTGAACTCCGCACCGGGCTTGTCCAGCGCGCCGAACTCGAGCATCCGGCCCTTGGACTTGTAAACCATATCCTGGCCGTTGTAGCCGTCGCGGGTCTTGACGATTTCAATCAGCCGGTCCTCTGCGCCGCGCAAGTCGACATACGCGCGCCTGAAAATCACCGATCTCCGCTGCGTCGTCAGCGCCAGCCCGAGAAGCAATTCAGTCTTGCCGCCACCGGCCGCGCCGCCATACAGGAGCACGTCGGCATTCGAGATATACGCCTGCGCCTGCGGCCCGGGGTTGGGCAGCCACGCCTGGCGGAGCTTATGCTCAGCGATGCGGGCGAGCTCCTTCCGCCGCGCCGGGTCCATTCCCGCGATCAGGTTCTCCAGATCGGCGAGGAGGTCGCCGCTCATTTGCCCATCGCCGTCAGTTTGTTGAACGATTGCCGTATCTGCCCGAACGTGCCCACAGCGATATCGACCGAGTAGAATGTCTTCCCGGCCGGCGAGGGCTTCGCGCCGTGCCACACGGACCACTTCGCGACCGAACCATAGTAGCCAATCGCATACGTTGTCGCCGGGTCGGAAGATCGGATGCCCATCGTGCGCGATCCGTTCGTGATCGCAATCGGGACCGTCTTTGCGGCCATCGCTGGGGGCGGCTGCGGCTCAAGATGCCAGCCGGTCGGCGTCATGGTGTAAAACCACTTGAACGTCGCGGGCATGTACCCGGTCAGCGCCTCAAGCGCCATCTGCGAGTGCGCACCGGGCGAGTTCAGCGTCACGTCCACATGCACCACATTCGGCAGACCCTGCCAATTCATCGTGTAGGTCTGGTCAACTAGCGTATCGGACAGGACGCGGCCCTGGAATGGTTTCCAATACGCCATCTGCGTCTCGACACTGTATGCGCCTGGCGCGGTATGAGCCGACTTGACGACGCTGCTAGACAGGCCCGCGTCGGCGGCCGAGCCCGCCTGTGTCGGGTTCTCCGCCTCGCCCAGCCCGTCCCACTGCACCGCCGTCTGCATCTCGCGCCCGTGGTCGGTGGCGTCGAGGAACTGGACCCCGGCATAGGTCAGGGAGAAAACCGCGCCGCCGTACCGCGACGATGCCGTGATTTTGATCTGGTTTGCGCCTCCGCTCGTGGCCTGCCAGAGCGTTTCGGCCGATGCGGGCGTGGCGAGCGCCAGCGCAAGGATGACTGCGATAATCCTCACGGCACCCATGCCCCGAACGGATAGTCGGCCCCCTCCCACACTGGCGAAAACCGCAAATCTTGCAGCAACGCCAGCGATACGTTCGACTTGACCACCATTCCCGACGTGCGCGCCGATGCCTTGTCCCGGTTAACGCATACCTGCACCGCCGCGTGGTTGATGAGCGCAGCCGGCAGGTTCTCGCCGGAGACGGTGAAAAACCTCCCCGGCAGAAACGTGTGCGTCACGGTCGGGTTGCCGTCTGCATCCGTGCCGGCAACGTCCTGGCTGGCGCGCCACACCTGCACCTGCCCCACGACGTGATCTGCCATGAACTGGCGTACACCCTGATCGTCCAACTGCGTGTGCGCGAGGGCTTGCGCGTCCGCGAGCGCAGCTGCGAGCGAAGCGAACTTGAGGAAACAGTCTATCATGGCGTCGTCCCCGCGATGAGGCCGGCATTACTGATGCGCGTCGATGCCCAGATGGCGAGTTCTGTGATGTAGCCGTCGAATGGCTGCGTCGCGGTTTGAGCGCCAGCGCCGACATCTATTTGGGTGGGCGCCGCTGGAAGCGAAGCCGCTGCCGCCGTGACGACCGCCGCGCCGTTCAGGCTGAGAGCCTGATCCCCGGCCGCGAATGCGCCGGCAAGCTTGAACGACGCAGACTGAGCGATGACTGCAACCGAAGTGCCGGTCGTCGCTGACCCGCTGAAGACGATCAGTATTCCTGCGTTTCCCGTGCCCGAAATGCGGCGCAACCCGACGCGGTTGTTGGTGCTGCCATCATCGATTGTCACGATACCCTGTTGATTGGCGTAAGACGTGGGCGCGGTTGGAATGGCGTTCACATAAAGCGAATATGCTTTCCCGAGGACAGGAAACGTCGTCACCGTCACCACATCCGCCGCCCGCGTCGCCGCTGCGCTGGTCGTGCGGATCGGAGACGTGGCGAACGCGCCTAGCTCTAGCTGTGGCCAGCCGATGCGGATGGTGAAATTGATCGCCGACGTATTGTTCACCACAAACGTCAGATTTGGCGTGGCGAATGCCGTCGTTGCCCCACCAGAAAGCGTCGGAGTCCAGGTAAACCGGGTCAACGTCGCATTGACGGATGAAACGATATTTGATCCGTCGTCGTTCTGGACCAGCGTCCCGGTATTGGTTCGTTCGGACACGCGCTGGACAAACGATGTGACGTTGGTGAAATCCCCGCCCACCAACGCAAGGAATACGCTTTGGGTCCACGTTTGCCCGGTAGTTGCGGCGATGGTCGTATTGTTGTCCATCGCTATACCAATCGCAGTTCCGGCTGACGTCCCGGAAATCTGGATGTCGATATAGTCGATGCCGTTTTGTGTGCCTGTCCCGACGATCGTTTGTGTCAGGCCGCTCAAGGTGAGCGCCTGCCAGAAGTTCGGCCGCGTCCCCGGCGTGCCCGCCACCGCGCCCTGCATCGAGTTGTTGCGGATGCTGTTCGTCCGCGACTCCTCGATCAGCGCGCCCTTGTTCGTGACCCGCAGTTGTCCCGATGTGAACGGATACCAAGTGCCGGAATTGTCATCCTCATACGCCGTCGACGCGCGCGACACGGTGAGGAACGATTGCGGGCTGCCCGATCCAAGCCCCTGCTGCCACGCGCGCCCGTTCGCGAACTGCAGTGCCGGGCTCGGCGTCGCGCCAAACTTGCCGTAGCTCGATTGCACCCATCCCGGCACCTGCGAGGACAGGAGCGCCCGGCGCGGGCCGACATCCGCGCCGGCAAGCGCCAGAACCGCCGCAAGCCAGAGGACGATCAGCCCTACAAGGCGCGGGAATTTCATCGACTAGAGATCCTGCAAGATTTTGATGCAAACCTGAACGTCAGTCGTCGAACCGAACTGGTTCGTCAATGACGCATTGCTGAGCAAGATGCCGTACAGCGTTGTCGCGGCAGGAGCCAGCGGCTCGCCGAGGCCGTTCGAGTAGGCCGCCGTCATCGTCCCGAGGCCGGAGTACGCGGACAAAGACACCGGGCCGCGCACCGCGAACACGTCGGCCGCGTTAATGTTTGCCGCCGCCGCATCCGTCCATGTCGTGTTACTTGGATTGCTGATGAACGGGATAAACGTAAACCCGGACGTTTCGACCTTCTTGATGTCGACCTCGACGCCTTGGAGAATGCCCGTCCCGGTCGACGTGAAGGCGTTCGAGAACGTCAACAGCCCGCCGACGACGTAATTCGTACCGTAGCTGTTCGAGGCCGTAACGGTCGGCGTGGCACAAACGGAGACAGTCTTGCCTCCGACGTTGCCGATGTTCGCTGATCCGGCGACAAGCCCAACCGTGCTGTCATTCGAAACGGTGACGCGCGGAATGCCCGCCCCGCCCGTTCCAGTGCCAGTAACGACATTCGATCCGCCGAACTGCGATACGTTTACCGCGTTGCCGCCCGACGCGAACGTGACCGGTAAGTTGCCCGAACTGTCCGGCGCCGCACAGTGGGTGGGCGACCCCGGATCGCACACGGCGACGTAGCTGTTGATCACACCCGGAGCTGCAGCCCAGGCGACGGCCGCAGCGATCACCACCCCGAGGAGGCCGAGCACCGGCCAGAGTTTTCGCGCCAGTTTCATCGGTCACTCCATTCTGTAATGCAGCGGGCGGCGGATGGGATGATGGGGTCTACCGCCGCCCGCGCCTTCCGCAGCCGTGTGGTACCAGCCGCAGGTTCAGTTATCCGCCCGACCGGGCGACGCAAACATAGTCGGCAAGATTGCCCGACGTGGACGTCTGCGTCAGGGTCAGCGCCGTATTGCTCACCGTGTAGGACTGCGAGGCCAGCGGCGTCGCCCGCCAGGTCACGAGACAGATCGGCGCTGTGACGAATGCGTATGCCGCGCCTGTCGTCGCAAACGTCAGCACGCAACCGGTCGCGGTCGTGCCCATCGTCACGGTTCCGGCCGTGTTCGACCCGACAACAGTCGGCGATCCGCCGCCGCACGACGTGAGGACAGGCGGAACCGCTCCGCCGCCGATGTGAGCCTCACCCGCGTTGATGATGCCAGAGCCCTTCGGCGTCAGAGCCAGCGCGATATTCGTATCGGTCCCGACCGCCGAGACAGTGACCGTGCCGGGGGTGCCCGTGACGCCGCCCGCAATGTTGACCTGATCGACCTGAGACGCGGCAGTCGTGACCTTCAGCGACGAGGTTGCGGCAGTCGTGCCACCGACCGAAACGGTCCCGGTCCCGGTGACGCCGACTTCAAGCCCGAGATTGCTGTCCGCGCCCGACCCACCGCTGCTGATGGTCGGCACGGTTCCGGTCGCCTTGCCAGTCACGACGACATGGTTGACCGCGCTCGCCGTGGTCGGAGCCTCGAGACTGGCCGTCGCGCAAGTCGTGCCGCCAAGGCAGGCGCCACCAGTGCCCTTGCCGGCCATAACGATACCGATGTTCGTATCGGCACTCGCGCCACCAACGGTCTGCGTCGGCTCCACACCGGTTGCGCCAGCCGTGAGGACCATGGCGTTGACGTTGGGAGCCGCGCCGCCGATCGTCTGCGGGCTGCCGACAGGCGTGGTCCCGGCCGCTTGGTCAATCAGCGTATTCGTCGCCGTGACCATGACGTTGAGGTCAGTGCCGTCGATCAGGCGATAGCCCGGCAGAAACGCCGCCCCGGTGGAAAAGCTCATGTGCGCGGCGAGGGCCACGCCCCCGACCATCGCAATAGCGAGCGCCGCAAGGCCGGCGCGACTGAAAAGACGAGAGATGTTCATGGCGTCAGCCTCTTGGGTTTGGGAGGGACGGCGGCAAGGGGAGGAAACTCACCGCCGTCCCGATCGTGGCCTAGGGAGGAAGCTTAGGCCGCCGAATTACAGGTCCGAACTCAGCTTGATCACGCCAGAGCCGCCATTGTCGATCAGCGCGGTCGCGTTGCCGGCGGTCAGGTTCGCCGACACGGTGCAATCGACCGTGATGCTGTTCGTGGTGCCCGACGAAGTGACGGTGCCGAGCGCCGTGCAAGCCTGCGCCGTGCCGTCCGACTTGGCCGCCGCAAAACCCGCCGTGTAGGTGCCGGTCGGCGCGGCCCGCATCGTCACAGGAAGCTTGACGAAGATGCGCGCGTTCGTGGTCGTGGTCGCCTCGCCGGTCGCCCGCATCGGGCCGGCGGCACCCTCATCGAACTCGATGTAGTAGCGCTGGGCGCGGAGGGTTTCGAGTTCGATCGGCAGCCGCTGATAGCCCGGTCCCAGAGTGGGCTGGCCGTTCAGGGCCGACGCGGACAGGATCGTCTTGGTGAGCGTCACACCCGCCAGTTCGAGCCAGTCATTCGCACCGGCAGTGCCCACCGGAGTGTAGCAGAACTTGACGCCGATCTGCTTGGCCGTCGCCGGAACCGCCACCGCGACGGTATAGCGAGTCCAGGTCGTGCTGATCGCCGTGTTGGCCTGGTACGTGTTCGCGTATCCGGTCCATCCGCCGGCAAACAGGTTCGTGGTCGAACCGTCGACGCCGGTCCCGGTCGCGATCGTGACCTGCACGTTGTTCGACGCGGCGGAGAAGTTCGCGCCGGCCAGAGCGTGGAACGAGAGAACCGCAGTCCCACTCTGGAACTGATAGCTGTCGGCACTCTCGATCGTCTGTGCCATGCAGATCGCGTTGATGTCCGCGTTGCTGGACTTGCGCTGGAACCGCAGCGACGCCCCGTAGCCGGCAGTCACGTCGGTGGAGCCCGTCTGGCGCGACACGTTGATTGCCGAACCGGCCGCACCGAGGTTCGCCCACCGGTCGGCCCAGTAGGTGACCGTGCTGCTGATGTCGCCCGAGGTGCCGGTGCCGCGCTGCCATGGGCAGGTGCCGAAGTCGCCGCACACCAGCACGTTGTTCACCGCCGCAGCCGACGACTGCATCTGCGCCGTGGTGATGTACTCGGTCGCCGGATTGATGCCCTGCGACGCCTGCGTGTCGGCCGGCATGCTTTCGAGCCCGGTCAGCGGCAGGGTCGCGGTCGGAAGCCCGTAGAACAGGCCGATGGCCGACGCCTGCGAGACGGCAGCCAGAGACAGAAGCGCCGCCACCGCGACAGCGCCGAAATGACGGAGTTTCATGTGTGCTTGTCCTTGTTGGAGATCATCGACACTCAGGCTTTCGGCTCGCGGCTCGACGCCTTGAACGGAGGCTCGCCGATGCCGGAACCGCCGCCGAATTGGGCCGCTGCCTCGCGGGCCGCCTTGGCGCGCTGCTCGGCCAGTTCCACCGCACTCGGCTGAGCCGGCTTCGGCGCATCGGCCGCCTCGCGCATCGCCTTGGCATGGGCCTCGGCCTCTTCGGCGACCTTCTGCAGCCGGGCGGCCTCGGCAGCCTCGTAACCGATGTCATGGTCGGCAGCCAGTTCGGCCGGAACCGGACCGTGCATCGAGTACCAGTGCCGGAGGTGCTTGCGCAGCACGTCCACCTGCGCCGCCAAGTCCTGAGTATCGAAGATTTTGGGCAAGGGAAACTCCAGTTCCGAGGTTCGAGGGTGAGGGCCGGTTATTTCCCGGCCACGGCGTTCGACAGAGAGGACGAGGCGGCGTTGAGCTGATTGACCAGCGTTGCGATTTCGTTCTGCAGCGCACCGCCATTGGCGTACTGGATATCGCGCAATGCCGCCACGACACCAGCGATCAGAGCAGCAGCCTTGGCCGTCGTGTCCGACCCGGCAATGATGCCGGTCTTCGTCTTCTCAACGTCGAGGACGGCAACGCGGGCCATCAGTACATTTTCCCGCCGCGCTTCGGCGGGTGCTTGTCCCACGCGTCGAGACACTCGACGGCGCGCTTGGGATTGTGGGCCATGCCACCGCCCTTGCCGACGCTATCCATCGGCTTCGGCGGCAGACCGCCAGGGCCGTGCGGCGTGGTCGACTTGCCCTGAGACATCAGGTCTTTCGCGGCACCGGCCGGGGAATATTTCATCGCGGGCTCCTGTTGGCAGCGTCAAGCGTGTCCAGATAATCCGAGCGCGGCACGGACGACGACGCGGGCAAATCTGGGTAGGCATTATCCATGCGCTCGTAGAAGGTCGCAAGCGCGTGCTTGATCGCGCGTCCATCCGACCGCTCCGACGCGAGAAATTCGGACGCGAGCATGTCGAGACGCGCATCGAACGAAAGCCCCGCCGTGGGATCGTCGACGGGCTCGCCGGTGACAAAACGGAAGTACCGATCGGCGGTCTCGTAAACGTTCGCGACAAGGCCGAGCTTGGCAACGTCGGCGGCCACGCGGAGGCACGATAGACGGGTGTCGCGGTCGGTCGCACGGCCGTCAGGCTCTGGCTCCGCCTCTCGCAAGTCGCGGAGAAAATCCCGTCTCTCGTGAATGATCTTGTCGAGTTCTTCCCTGATCTGCCCCGCCACGCTCTTGCCGTTCATCATCCTCACCTGTGCTGACATTTGCCGCCGCAGCCGACGTGGCCCACGGTCGACGGAACGTTGTGGTGACGCTCAGGCGGCCACGCGAATATCAGCGCCGCGAGGATCACGCTATGCAGGAGCGTCAAGGTCATCCTCCCCCCATCCTCGCTGAACGTAACTTGTGTGCATGCCAACGTCTGTCGCTCCCAACAGCCAGCGACGCGCCTCTTCGGCGTCAATGCGTTTCATCATGCGGACCATGATTGGATTTGGCGTCATGATATGGCGAGCAATCGCCTCCATTTGCTCGCGCCTGAAGCTATCCGACAGCCGCATCGAGGTCATCCTCCCGGAACCACCTCGGCGAGCGTCCGCGCCCATGGGCCGCGGCGTGCTCCTCGGCCGGCACGCAGCGATACATGACGCCCCGCTCGATCGCCAGGCGGGCGTCCACATCGGTCACATCCATGACGAGGCGGCGCTCGCGTCGGGCGACCACGCGGTCGCCGGGATGGAAGCGGGGGTCAGACATTGCCGCCCCACACAAACGCGAGCACGATCAGCGCGACACCCGCCACGGCCATCAGCCCGATCAGGATGTAATCCGCAACGCGGTCGTTCTGCCACGGAGGACCAGCGTCCAGGCGCTCGCGCTGCGTCTCGTGCCACCGGCGCATCGCGGCGATGACCGGCGCGTCGTCATCCTTGGCAAGTTCGTCAGCGCCGACTGGGCTAGACACGGTTGCCTGCGATTGCGGATCGGGATCAGCTCGGCCACGATGACCGCCGAGCAATCCGCCGTCGTCGAGCAAGTACGGATACACCTGCGCTGCCATCGCACGCTCTACGTTCGGGTGCACATCCACCCTCGGCCATCCCCGCGTGTCGCTCATGCGATCACCACGGCGGCAAGCGCAAGCGTGACCACCACAGCCCAGATGAACACCACCACGAACAGCCAGTCTCTCCCCGCCATCGGCGCACCCATGTCGTTGTTTGCGTCAGGCCAGCCTGTAGTCATCCCATCACCTCCATCAACAGCCGGCGCAATGCCGACCCGTTCTCCAACTCCCGCCGCTTCCACCAGTCAGGCACGGCGGCCCGAAAACTCGCCCACTGTTCCCGGCTCATGCAACCCTTGACGTGGTTGCAGGCCCAGCAACTCCACACCCACTGTGTCCCGCCCTGAAATCGCGGCTTGACGTGATCGCGCGTCGCCCTGAGCCTGGACCGCGAGCGCGGGTGATCCAGACGCCGCCGACAGTAGTAGCACGGCTCGCCCTCACCCGTCGCCGACACCGGATGCCTCCCGCTCCGGCGCAGCCTTGTCCTGGCCGGCGAGATGATCGGCAGCGGCTTGCGCGAGGCCGCCAGCGCGCGGCTCCGGGTTGAGCCGGTCCAGAACCGTGCGCGCGTCACGCGCGATCATCGCGTTGGCTTCCTTGCCGATCATCGCCACGAGTTCGTCAATCGCCCTGGCCGTCGCGATCCGATCGTACTTGTGTCCCGCCAAGCCGTTGACGATCGCCGTAACCCTATCTCTCACCGTGTCCATCGGATCTCCGTCAATCTCCACGCTTAGCGCGCGACCCAAAGCCGTCTCATCGAACCTTTGTTTGATCCGCGCCTGCATTTGCCGCCAAAACTCCCGCGTCTCCGGCGACCACTCTGGCCGATCCGGTCGGAAGGCCCGCGCCGCCACAGGATTAGCCGCAAACGATCGGGCGCAGTTCGTCACATCACGTCTCCTTCCGGCGCATCGGCCAGCGTCCCCTCGATCTGCCGCGCGCGCAGCTCCTCCACGATCAAGCCGAGTGCCTTGCTCATGTCTCGGGGATTGGCTTCGACCACGAGCGGATTATCGCGATCGCCCGAAAGCTCAAGCCGGTCGCCAAACTGCTTCGGCAGCATCTTGCTGAGCAGCCATTTACGCGCGTCAACGCGCAAACGCGATCGGTTGATGTGCTCGTGATTGGCAACCGGAGTGATTAGTCCCGCCTCGGCCTGGCGCTCCATCCAGTCGTTGCTGCCATCGTCGGCAATCTCAATGATTTCCTCGGCCCAACGAAGCGCGCGAGCCTGGTTGGCTTGCGCGTAAAGGGCAGCAAAACCGCCCTCGTTGACGATCGACCACCGCCTGATTGTCGGAGGCGGAGGCATATCCTTGTCGCGACTGATTTCGCGGAGGCTCAGTCCGGCGGCAATCTGCTCGCAGATTTTGGCGGCGATTTCCGGAGTGTAAGTGAGCGGTCGGCCGCGAGAGGCCATCGGTCTTTCTGGCGTGTTGTCGCCGGGTCGGAGATAGCCGGGGGACCGTTGGCGTCTTCCCCGACCCGGCGATGGTGGCGTGGTGACTGAACCCCACCACGCGAGAATGGCGGCGTTTGGCGGTTCTGTCAATCGGCACGACACAAGGGCGCGTGACTGATCCGGGGATATTCCAACGACCTCAGCAACGGTCTCGCAACGGTTCCGAAGCGATTTCGGCGGAATTCCGCCATTTGCAACGGTCTCCGACGGTCTACAGTCTTTTTTCCAAAACTCCTATGTTTTTACCGCCGACATTTTTTCGCGATATGTCCAGTGATCACATTCGCCAACCGACCAGAATGATTTCCATATATGTCTATAAAAACTGTTGTAGACTGTTGAACTGTTGTTGTTGTTGTTATTAAAGGGAAATTTTAGCAACGGTTAACAACGGTCTCCAACGGTTATGTGGCAAAAGGATCGGGTTTCGCTTCTAGGAAGTGACTGTTGACTACATCTCACACTCATGCCAATATCAGTCGCATTCGGCCTGATTTGTGACTGGTGTACGCATGGAATTCGCCATGGACTACCTTCCGATGAGTGGTGCGGATATGCGAACGACGCGTCTGCGGATGTGTCTTACGCAGACGGAGTTCGCTCAGGCGCTCGGTTGCAGTCGGGAATACATTTGCCGCTTGGAGCGAAAGCGGGTCATTCCGAAGATTGTGACCCTTGCCGTTCTCTACGCCGCGCACATGCGGAACGCAGACCTGCGGGCGGTGGATGACGCCGCTTGAGGCTGCGCTGGCCTACGCCAAGCGCGGATGGCCGGTGTTCCCCATTGCCGTCGACCTGAAGACGCCCGCAACGAAGAACGGGCTCTATGACGCCACTGTCGACGCGGCGCAGTTGACGAAATGGTGGACGGCGCGGAAAGGCTTCGCGGACCGGAACGTGGCCGTCGTCACGTCGCGCAGGTCGGGCATTTGGGTACTGGACTGCGACGTTGACACGCGGACTGGCGAGACGGTTGGCGAAACGACGCTGGCTGATCTCGAGGCCAAGCACGGCAAGATGCCGGCGCATCCGATCGCGACCACGCCGAAGGGCGGCAAGCATCATGTGTTTGCGTACCCGGACGATGGCATTGACCTGCCGCGCCGGATCAAGTTCGCGCCGGGCCTTGATGCGCTCGGCAGCCGCATGGAAGAGGATATCGAGCGGGCGGGATATTTCCTTGTGTTCCCGTCGCGCGTCCAGGGCGGGCGGTATTCATGGGACGTTCCGCCGAGCGCGGTGAAGCCGGCGATCCCGCAGGCCCCGCGCTGGCTTGTGGACATGGTGAGGGCGTCAGCGCCACCGCCGCAGGTGGAACGGACCGCACCGCGACCACAGCCGACTGACGGCACGACACCTTATGGCCGCAAGGCTCTCGACGACATTTGCGCCGAGATTGCGGCATGCCCGCCGGGCTCGCAGGACGACACATTGTTGCGCAAGTCGCGCCGTGTCGGCCGGATGGTCGGTGGCGGCCAGATAGACGAGCGTGAGGCATATGCCGCGCTGGTCGACGCCGGCATGCGGATGGTCAACGGCGGCAAACCGTGGACGCACGCCGAGGTGGAGAAGAAAGTTCGGCGCGGCATGGCGCACGGCATCAATGAGCCGCTGGTGCCGAAGCCTCGCGAAAGGCCGGAGACGGCGGAGCCCGCACCGCAGACGGCCACGATTGATCCGCCGAAGCCGACCGAGCGTCCGAAGCCGCAGCTAATTGTCAGCAACCCCCTCAAGCCGGCCCCGCAGCCTCCGCCGGATTGGATGACCGGAAAACGGTGGATCACCGACAACGAAGGCAACCTGAAGCCCAAGGAGGCGATCAACTGCCAATTGATGATCGAACATCACCCGGAACTGCGGGGCATGTTCAGTTACAATTCATTTACCGATCGGGTGATGGTCAACCGGCCGCTGCCAGGGTACGAGCGCGACACATTTCCGAGGGCGGTCAACGATCAGGATGAGGCGGCCCTGTGGGCGTGGCTGAACTGGCACAAGATCAGCCCAAGTCTGGCGACGGTTGGCGTGTTCATGCGCGAGGTAGCATTCCGCGCGGCGTATGATCCTCTCAGCGATTACCTGACTTCGCTGAAGTGGGACGGGAAAGATCGAATTAGTAACTGGCTCACCTATTACGCCGCAGCTGAGGATAACGAGTATACGCGCATGGTGGGCAGAAAGTTCCTGATCGGGGCAGCGGCCCGTGCGCTAGATCCCGGATGCAAGGTTGACACGATGCTGATTGCCGAGGGGCCACAGCGGCTTGGCAAGTCGACCATGCCGCGCGCGTTGTTCGGCGCGGAATTTTTCAGCGATCAGATCGGGGACATCACGAGCAAGGACGGAGCCGAGCGCATCCAAGGGACATGGTGCGTCGAGATTGCCGAGATGGACAAGTTCAGCCGGGTTGAGGCGAACGCCATCAAAAGCTTCATGAGCCAGCGGGATGACCGCTACCGCGCCGCCTACGCGCGCAACACTGTAACGCGGCCGAGGCGGTGCGTGTTCTTTGGGACGATCAACCCGGATGGCGTTGGCTACCTCAAGGACAGCACTGGGAACACACGGTTCTGGCCGGTTGCCGTCAAGCACATCGACTTGGAGGGCATTGCGGCCGACAGGGACCAGATATGGGCCGAGGCCGTCGCGGCCTATCGCGGCAAAGAGCGATGGTGGCTGTCCGCCGAGGAGGAGGAGGCGTTCGCGGCTCCTGAACAAGACGCCCGGCGCGACGACGACGTGTGGGAGCCGAGGATACTGGACTGGCTGAAAAGCCGCGATCCGACCGCGCCGAGGATCGTGTTTACATCGGCGGACTGCCTTGTCGGGATCGGCGTCGACGCGCCCCGGCAGGGCCACCGCGAGAAGATCAGGGTGGCGAAGATTTTGAAGATGTTTGGCTGCGAGCCGGGCAATGCCGTGAATGGCGTCCCCGGCCGCTCATGGGAATACAGGAGAGGAAAGTGACCGACACGACCGGACCGACGATCGTCTGCACCCGCTGGCGCGCGATTGAGCGAAACACGCTGCGAGGCTTCTGCGACCTCTACATTGCGCGGATGCACATGACCATACGGGACTGCAGTTATCACGAGGGCGGCGACGGCAAGGCATGGGTAGGGCTCCCGTCTAAACCGAAAATCAGGGATGGGGCCGTAGTAAGCGAAAACGGCAAGGTCGCATACGAGCCGCCGATCGTGTCGTTCGACGAGGACATGCGCGAGCGGTTCCGCGAGGCGGCAGTTGCGGCGGTGCGCGCGAAGATCGCGGAGACAGCGGGGGCGGCAACGGAGTAAGCTGCGACACCCCGCCGCACCCGCCGCGTCACAGGGCCGTTGACGATCCGTCTAAACGGATGTACGGTGTCTGTATCGAAACGGGAGACACGGACATGGAACGGACCTACGAAATCAGCGACATCGACGGCAGCAACAAGCGCACCGTTACGCTGGCTCAGTTCAAGGCGGCTCACGAAGCCCGCAAGGCCGCAGCGGCCCCGATCATGGAAGCGATCCGCCGCGGTGATCTGGCCGGCGCTGCCAAGGCTCAGGCCGCGATGCGCGCCAAGTTCCCGCGCGCTGGCATCTAGTCGCAACTACAGAAACGGGAGATACGGACATGACCACCACCGCCAAGAACCTCGCCGACCTCTTCGCCCAAATGAAGTTGCGCTCGCTTGACAGCGAGGACTGGACCAGCCTGCCGACTTTCGGCGGCCACGAGCCACTCGACACCGCCGGCATCTGGTCTTGGGACGCGACGCATGTCCTGACCGGCACTTGCGCCGATGATCTCGCCATTGAGCGCCGTGAGGATGTCAATATCGACACCCACGGCCACACCGCAGCCGACGCGCACTATTAGGAGGACACCCCCGTGACCACCCCGCTCCACAATTACTCCCCCGCGCAACTCGCCGACATGCTCGGCGCACTCGATTGCGAGATCAAGGCCGCCGAGGCACGCGCTAAGGAGATCAAGGACGCGATCGCGGCGCTTGGCGTCGATATCGCAGAGGGCGAGATGTTCCGCGTGTCGAAGGTCGAGACGGTACGCCAGACGATGGACACGGCGGCAGCCAAGGGGGCTCTGGGCGATGCGTGGGTACTGAAGCACACCCGCTACACCCCCGTGACGAGCTTCCGGATCGCGGTCAAGCGCGAGGCGTTGGCGGACGCCGCGTGACACGGCCACTCATCTCACCCCCATCAGGAGGACACCATGCACACCATCCGCTCAATCCAGCATCTCGACCGTGCGGCATCTCCAATCGGCATCCCCGCGACGCCCGGCTATTGCTGGTATCGCGTGACTGCGCCGGGATACGTCCTGACATGTGAACTGCCCGACGATGGATGCGCCCGCGACGCCAGCCAGCGGGACCAATGGTCGACGTTGGCGGCCATAGCTGCGGCGCAGAACGTTACGGTCGAGCGACGGACGCACACCTGATTTGCACCACGATTTCCGCTGCGTTACCTGCGACGCTCCCGCCAGCTTCGGCGAGGGCGTTTCGCTGCTCAAGGGGAAGTCTGGCCGCTGGTACTGTCACGCGCATCGGCCGGATGGGTTTCCCGGCGTGGTGGCCGCCCCAGCCACGCCCGCAGCGCCGCCACCGCATCCCCCACTCCCCGCGCCACGGTCGAAATCCCGCCCGCCTCCGCCACCCGAGCAAGGAAGTTTGTTTGATCTTCCGTGACGGCGGTGCGCCCGCATTTCAATTCGATCGCTGTGAACACCGCCACCGTAGAGCCGACCATCTCCGGCGTCACGGCGACGGGCGTCCACCCGATCAGGTCCGAGCCGCCCGTACACAGGCCCATGCGGATCGGACGCGCGTCACGGATGAATACTGCCGTGCCGTAGGTCTCGACGCGGCCCGTCCACGCGAGCCCGGTATTGACTCGGAACAAGCGCGCGCCCATGCCCGACGCGGCCTTGAGCACGGCGTTGCGGAGATGGGTCTCGGCATGCGCGTTCGTGCTCATGTCTCCAGCCACCTAACCCTCGCCAAACTCACCGGCACACGACTGAGTGCGCTTGTGTTCCCGAGCGATGTCCGATCCGGAACCATCCATGTCGCGACATTATCGGGCTGCACATACGCCGCGACCGGCGTCAGTACGTGATACACCGGGTTCGCGTTGCCGGCCTGTTGTCGCGTGAGCAGCCCGTCATGGATCATCCCGGCGATGCGCCTCCGAACGAGCGTCACGGACATCGCCAGCGTGCCCGCAATCTCGTCCACCGTGACGTCCGTCACCACGCCGTGTGCATCCGCGTGCGCGGCGATGTATGCGAGTACCGCGTCGTGCGATCGTGTCATGCAGATAGCCTCCGGTGATGACCTTCGCGAGCCTTGAGCACATGGCGCGCCCATCCGGCCGGAGATTTGTACCCGCGCATGGTCCCGACGCGGATCAAATCCTCCATCGTCCGCGCCCGCTGCACCTCGCGATGCCGGGCGGCCTGGAGCAAGTCGCGATCAATCTCTGCCAGGTCCGCGTCGACTTCCTCCACCTCGCGCGCCGCGATCTCGGCCTCGTGCCCGCAGTACGGACACGTCCGAGTTCCAGCGCCGAACACGCCATAGCAGCGCTCGCACATGCGGACGGGCGGGCCGTTATCAGCTGACCGCGCCTTGCGGTCGATGCCGTCGAGCGACCACTCGCGATCGTCGTCGGGCAGTCCGTGGCGCATCAAATTGCCAGCGTGGTCGAGAATAATCGCCGGCTCTGGCTTGGGGCGAAGCGCGCGGCCAATCTGTTGCAGGTGTAGCGCTAGGGACTGAGTAGGTCGGCAGAGCCCGACGCACTCGATTGTGGCACCAGGCGCGAGGGCTGCGAGGTCGAATCCTTCGCCGAAAAGCTCGACATTCGCGATGACAGAGATTTCTCCCGATGCGAGAGCATGTGCTGCAGCAATTCGAGTGTCCGCACCATCGTTCCCGTCGAGATGGCGGGACCGGATGCCTGCCGCCTCGAACGACGCCGCAAGGTGCTGCGAGTGGGATATGGAGACCGCATAATAGATCGCCCTCTTGCCGTTTGCTCTGGCCTTGTACTGGCCGACGATATTCCCGGCGATGGTCGACGTATCCATGACGCCAGCCAGCTCGCTCGTCACGTAATCGCCGGCTCGCGAGTGAACGCGGCCGAGGTCAGGAGACGACGGCGCGAACGCGCGGTAGCGGGACAGGTAGCCGTCAGCGATGAGGGTCGCGACGGACGGGCCGCGCACCATTGCGGCAAAAAAGTCTCCCAGTCCTCGCCCGTCGAGCCTAGCAGGTGTGGCGGACAGACCGACATGGTGAGCGCCTGATGCCCAACGAAAAATGCCAGCCCAGGTCTTAGCAGCGACATGGTGAGCCTCATCCCAAACGATCAAGTCGGGCGGCGTGAGCTTGTGCAGCCGCCGCGCCAGTGTGCCGACGCTCGCAATCTGTATCGGCTGATACGGGTTGGCCGGCATACCCGCCGCGATGTAGCCATACGGCACGCCAACCGCGTCGAATGCACCGGCCGTTTGTGTCAGAAGAAAATCGCGATGGCAAACGAACCACGCGCGCTTGCCCTTGGCTGCGGCCGACGAAATCATGAACGCCGCGAGCGCTGTCTTGCCCGCGCCGGTGGGGGCCTGCACAAGCACAGACCGATGCGTCCGCAACTCAAGCCTCGCGAGGTCGATCAGGTCGGACTGGTAGTCACGCAGAGCGAACATCAGGCGTCACGCCGGCCGCGCGAATGCTGGCGGCATCGTGCCTCGGCCGCACCGAATGATGGAAAAGGATTCTCGGGAAAGTGGCGCGGCGTCCGGTCCATTGGTCCCTTGCACGACGCCCGATATCCTAACTCTTCGCCGCGCAAGTCCCGGCTGATGACATAAGAATAGTCGCCCGATCGGCATCCCCACATCTCGCAATCCATCTGCGTTGTAATCGGCTGAAATTTCATTCCACTTTTACCGTATCCAGATCGGCCACCGGTCGCGGCCCTTCATCACGCCAGCGGAGCTCCGTCGCGTTGATCGGATCGGCGATCCCCTCGCGCACGGCCCGCTCGCGCATCGCGGCAATGGCAATCTCCCAGCATCCGTAGCTGTTGCGGATCGCGTCATAATCATCGGCGCTCATGCCGTCGCGGCGAACAGATCACCGGCCCTCACCTGCTCGCCATGTCTGAGGTTGCGCACCGCCTGCTCGAAATACGACGGCTTGAGTTCCACGCCGACGCCCTTGCGACCCATCTCGACTGCGACGTAGACCTCGCTCCCGATACCGGCAAATGGCGTCAGCACAATGTCGCCTGGCGCGGACCAGAGTTCGACGCATCGGCGGATAACCTCAAGCTGCAGCGGCGCGATGTGCCGCTCGTCATTCTCGTCGCGGGCAGCGCGAAATTGGAGTGTGTCGGACGGGTTGATGTCATCCCAGATCGGCGAGGCGATCTTCTGCCACCGGTCGACGGGGTACTCGTCACCGTGCGGGATCGGGCGCGGATTGTCTCCCGGCTTGCGAAGCGTCACCACGCGATCGGGGATGCCCATGCGCGACATGCTGGAGTCGTTGCGGATCGTCTTGTGCAGCAGGCCGAGGGCCTTGGTGCGCTGCATCGCCGTCACCGGGTCTTTCCAGATCACGACCGAAGAATGGTAATAGAACCCGGCCGTCTCACCAGCGCGGATGATGTCTCCAGGGAAATCACGCAAGCCGATGTGGCCGTGCATCACCTTGCTGGTCGGAATATCCATGCAGTGCATTGACCATGAACGGCCGGGCATGAGAACGCGATACAGCTCCTTGAGCAAAAACCCGAAGTGAGTGAAGAATTGCTCATCTCCTGAGCAATTTCCAAAATCGCGATCCGAATTTGAGTAGGTGAAGAGCGACGAAAAGGGCGGGCTGCACACACTATACCCGACGCTATCATCGGGCAGCCCGGCAATCACTTCGACGCAATCACCGTTGTATAGCGTCCAGTCTTGACCCTCGGCAAACGCGATAGCTTCCGGCATCTATGCGACCTTTCCCATGAATGACGGCAATGGCACAGGCTGCGCCCGATATCCCGTCTTGTCCCTGACTGCGCCACGCAATTCCGCCGACGATATGTCCGCCATGTGGAGGACCATCTGCTCGGCCATGTGTTCGGCGTCCGCTTCCTTGCGGCGGATATTCGCGACCACCGCGCCTTCTAATTCGCTGGCGATGAAATGCGCCGTCACCGGCCGCGTCTGGCCGAATCGCCAGCATCGGCGGAGTGCCTGATAGACTTGCTCAAAACTGTCGTTGAGACCGACGAAAACCATGTCGGCGCAGTGTTGCCAGTTCAATCCGAACCCGGCGATGGACGGTTTAGTGACCAGGACGCGGATTTCGCCGCGCGAGAACTGGCGGAGTTTCTGTTCCTTTATTTCTTCCTTGTCCGATCCGACAAGCTCTACCGCGCCCGGTATCGACCGGCACAGGTCGGCGCTCTCTTGGTTGAGGTTGCACCATATGATCCATGGCCGATCAGTCTTGCTCGCGACGATATCGGCCGCAGTCTGAACGCGGTCGCCGACGCTCGACTTCCGCGCGCCGATCCGCTCACGCATGGTCCGCGCCTCGATCGGAAACAGTGTGCCGGCGTCGATGTCAGGCCGGTACTCTACCGCAACGGCGTGCTGTTGCGTCACAAGTGGCGGCAGATCATATCCATCGTTCGGGTAGCCCAGATCGGACGGCTGGCGCAGCATCACGGACCACGTTGCCATCCATCGCCAGAACTCATCCCGAGCGTGACCCTTAAGCCGCCACTTTTGCGTTTCGCCGCCATCGTGAACAAAAAACATCGCCAGCATTTCGCTGTACGTCATCACCCCGAGAAATTCAGCGTGATTGCCCAACTCCATAAAATCGTTAGGGGCAGGCGTGGCCGTGGCGCAAAGCCTGAACGGGATCTGGTTGCACGCCTCGATCAGCCGGGCGCGTGTCTTGCCGTCATGCGCCTTGAGGATTGAACTTTCGTCGAGGATAACGCCGCCAAACCGGCTTAGATCAAAACGGTCGAGCTTGGCGTAGTTCGTGACGCCCGCGCGCTCAATCGGATCGGCCGACGATCGCACGATGCTCACGCCCGGAACGCCCCATTTCTGCGCCTCGGCAACGTGCTGAGCCGTTACGCCAAGCGGCGCGAACATGAGGACCGGCTTGCCAGTGTGCTCGGCCACGCGATCGGCCCAGACGAGTTCCATCGCCGTCTTGCCGAGGCCGGTCCCGGCAAAGATCGCGGCGCGGCCTCGACGGAGCGCCCACCGGGTAATGTCGCGCTGATGCGGGCTCATGAACTCGGGCATCGGCGGCGGTTCGGCCAGCCCGGTCGACGGGTCGGATATGCGCTTCGCCGCGAGAAACTCCGCATACGTTAACGCGGCCATGTCTCAACCTCGTCCATGATCGCGGCGGCAAGCTTGGGCACGTCGACGGTGATGGTGATGTCCTCTTCAACATCATCCTCAAACACCAGTATCGCCTCTCCGGTTTCTTGATCAATGCGCCACCCGTCGCGGGCGAGAAACTCCATGATGACGTTCTCGATCAGTCGCACTTTCGTGGTCACGGATAGAACTCCTTTGCCTTGACCTTGCCCTCGGTCGCTCGCTCGAGACTGGCCGGCAGATCATGTGGCGCCCACTGAACGCGGCCAGCGAGCCACCGGCTGATGGTCGCCTGGTTGACGCCGACGGCGCGAGCTGCGGCGGCCTGGCTGCCAAGGATTTCGACGCTTTTGCGGAGCGCTTCAACGAATGGATTTTTGTTCATGGTCGCGAAAGATATGCACGGCCGCATGAGGTCGTCAATCCCTGTCCGCGAAAATAATCATGCGCGCCTGCATCATTTTTCGGTTGCCAAGCATCATGCGCGCGTGCATATTGGCGTCACCAGCAAGGGAGACCCGACATGGCCAACCGATACATAGCCCGAGTTCAGATTGGCCGGAAGGTTGTCACAACTGCTGAATTCGACACGCGCGAGGACGCTGCGAAGGAAGCGTTCCGCATCAATCCGAAGGCGAAAAGCGTAGCAACCGGATACGGCTACAATGGCAGCTTTGATATTCGGTTTCATCGCCCCGCCGACATTCTGGCTCAGTAGGGAGACCACCCGATGACCGCACTCCGCATTTCCCGCCAACTCCCGTCGCACGCGCGGACGTGGCTGGCGTACATCGACGCCGCGATGATCGAGCGCGTTGGCGATGACGCCGCGAACCGCGCCGCCGAGGCTCGCCGGTCCATCGTCGCGAACAATGGCCGCGACGGAAACGTGCATTATTTTCTCGGGCTGTATGCCGAGATGGTGGACCCCGACCGCGATGGGCGCAGCGTCATTCAGCCGGTGAGCACATGAGCGCGACCAAATTCACGCCGGGGCCGTGGCACCCAAAGGCAGCCAAGCACTCGACAGACGGCGAGATAGATTGGGGAGTTGGCGCTGATATCGACGGCCAGCGATATTGCATTGCCGAGGCTTTCGGCCGCGTCGCCTACACGACCAAGACACCGGCTGAAGCCAACGCCCGCCTAATCGCCGCCGCGCCCGATCTGTATGAGGCGCTTCGGGCGGTGCTCGACTTGGACAACAGGCAAACCACAAGTCTGCTCACAAGTCTGCCGCTTGAAATGATCAGTCGCATTCGCGCCGCTCTCGCCAAAGCCGAGGGCCGCACATGACCCGACCCTGCTTCGTTCCCTGCCCGGCATGCGGCGGCGAGGGCCTGATCGTCTGCGAGACGGGCATTGACCGCACGACAGGGGCGCTGATGGAGCGGTTCGAGCGCTGCGACTACTGCGACGGTCGTGGCGAAATTGAGGAGACGGCGCAGCCGATCGACTGCGCCGACATTGATGGGATGATCTGGCCGATGGAGTGTCTGACATGCGACTGACCCGCATGCACATCATCCTTGCCGCCGTTCTTGCGGCCGAGATTGTCGCCGCGTCGGCTCACGACGCGCCGAGCACGTCCGCGAAGCCGCGACACGCGAGCATGTACGATTGCGTCGTCCGCGTCGGCGACAACTGGCTGCCGTGCCGGGAGTTCCCGTGGCTGTCGAGGCGGGCATGACCCTACCGCCCGACAGCATTGAAACTGTAACAATGTCGCCAAAGAGATATTGGACGCACACGATCCAAGGATATGTGCGTCCATAGGAGGGACGCTTCTTTTGGTGAGCATCGTTGGCACCAGCCACGGATGGGATGACGCTCACCTCAAGCTCAACGCATCAATCGACGAAATCCGCAGCAAGCTCGCAGATTACTTTGCCCACGGGAGGGGCACGCCATGACCATCCTCGTCGCCTACCGCCATCGCGGCTGCCCCATGTGGACGCATCATTTCCGCGTCCGCGCGCTCGACTGGCGGGCGTTCTATCGACACGTCCGCACATGCCGGCAGACGATGGATTACGCCATCGTTCGGCGCGGCGAATATCGAGAGGTACTATAAATGGCATGCAAGAAGAAGACCGAGACCGTTGCCGAGGCCGCGCCGGCTCAGCCCGCGATCCTCGCAATCAAGGGCTTTGGGCCGGACTGGACCTGTCGCGGGTTCCAGTTCGAGATCGGCAAGACCTATCGCCACGAAGGCAAGGTCGCCGCCTGCGAATCCGGCTTCCACTCGATCGAAGGCCACCCGCTTGAGGTCTTCGACTACTACGCCCCCGGCCTGAGCCGCTACGCCGAGGTTGAGGCCTCGGGAGAGATCGCGCGGCATAACGGCGACAGCAAGATTGCCAGCGCTCAGATCACCATCAAGGCCGAGCTACACATTCCCGAGATCGTAGCGCGAGCCGTGAAGTGGGTGTTCGATCGCGCTCTGCCGACAGAGGGATCCAGCGCGACGGGCGACCAGGGAGCGGCCAGCGCGACGGGCGTCCGTGGAGCGGCCAGCGCGACGGGCTACCAGGGAGCGGCCAGCGCGACGGGCTACCAGGGAGCGGCCAGCGCGACGGGCGACCAGGGAGCGGCCAGCGCGACGGGCGACCGGGGAGCGGCCAGCGCGACGGGCGACCAGGGAGCGGCCAGCGCGACGGGCGACCAGGGAGCGGCCAGCGCGACGGGCGACCGGGGAGCGGCCAGCGCGACGGGCGACCAGGGAGCGGCCAGCGCGACGGGCGTCCGTGGAGCGGCCAGCGCGACGG